TATTTTTCTTATGTTATATTTAACTCACAAGGTAACTAGACATAATTAAAACCATTATTTGGAAAGGAACGAAAGATATGCTTTGTAGGAAATGTGGCAAGAAGATGAAGAATGTCCTTCATTTTGAAAAGGACAGAGATTACCAGTACAATGAATGTTCCAAGTGCTGTGAACGAACTAAGAAGAAAAGAATTCATTATGATGAACTGCCTAAACTAGACATAATTAAAAGAGGTGGCGTATGAATAAAAAGCTTTGTTTCAAACTAATTCTTTGGGGCTGCTTTATATGCTTCTTTTTTATTCTGAGATATTATGCTAAAGAGGTCGAGATTGATGAGGTTGATATTCAACCAACCATTGCCCCGACTATTACAGTGATTCCAACAGCTACACCGGAACCAACGGCAACACCAATTCCAGAACCTATTAATATAGAAGAAAGAGTTGAATTACCGGATGTAGGAGAGTTGGCAATTCAGGAAGCATTACGTAGAGTTTATGATAATTTAGAACTGTTCTCATCTGGCGAGGTAACTTTATATAATACATATTCAGAGGATGAGTTAGATTTGTTATTCCGAGTAGTAGAAGCAGAAGCTACTGATTATTGTGTAATGTGTAAAAGTCATGTTGCATCGGTTATCTTCAATAGATTAAATGCTGGATGGTGGGGTGGAGATCTCACTAAAAGTATTATGGCAAAACGACAATTTGAAGTTGTAACAAATGGCAGATATAAGAAAGTAACTGTTACAGATGAAACAATTCTCGCATGTCAAATTGCATTTTCCGGAGATACTGCACAAGGTGCTTTATTCTTTGACAGCACAAAAGGTAAGTCATGGGCGCATAGAAACCAAGAGTATCTTTTTTCAGACGATGCTCATTGGTTTTATAAATAAATTTAAACTACGCATAATTAAATGGAGGGTATAATGGTAATTAGTAACGTACAAATTTATGGATTAGACAACGCCATCAGAGGGAGTAAGTTTCCAATGATTACAGATTTATCTAAAGCTGATAGTCGTATTACTCCAACAACAGTAAAACTTGCATCATCTGGAAAGGGTGAAGGGCATGACCAGTTCACAACCGGAATTATTGCCCAGTTTGATTTAACTTTTACTGTTAAGGCATGGACAGAAGCGGAAAGATATCATTTCTTAGATTTCATTTCTAGTCAGTCAACAATGCATCGAATTGCAAAATTTGATTTAGACAAACAGTACATTGAATATGTAGATCCTCGTGTTATTCAGATTATGAATGAACTTAAGGATAGATACAATGAGACGCAAGATAAGGAAGATTATTTAAAGTTACTGTACACAAATCCATGTGGATTTAAATTAACTGCCGCAATGACAACGAATTATAGACAGTTAAAAACTATTGTGTCACAGAGGTCTAATCATCGTCTTCCTGAGTGGAGAGAGTTTTGTGAACAGGTAAAAGAATTTCCTTATTTCAGACAGTTGATGCTGGGAGAGGAGGAAACATGATTCATTTTAGTTGGGCTATTGTAGCATTTTTTATTGGTGGAGCAATTGGATTTTTTACGGCCGCGTTATGTAATGTAGCAGCTCAGAGTGAAAAAGATAGAGAAGAAGATGAAAGGAGGATGCATGGCGAAGTTTAAAGATATTACCGGACAAAGATTTGGTAGATTGGTTGCACTTGAAGTAGACGAAGAAAGAAATAAACAGGAACGAAAAAAAGGTGTTAGAAGTTATTTTTGGAAATGTTTATGTGACTGCGGAGAACGTGTAACTGTTAATATTGGAAATTTATCAGAGGATGGCACACAATCTTGTGGGTGCCTTAGACGAAAAGATGTAAATTTAATTGGAGAAACTTTTGGTAGATTAACAGTAGTTTCTGCCGGAGAAGATTACATTGAAAAATGGACATCTGATGGCATTGAACATACATGTGTTCGACGTACATGGAATTGTATATGTGAATGTGGGAAAATGAAAAACAATATTTTAGAAAAACATTTAAAAGCTGGCTATGTAAAGTCATGTGGGTGTCTAATATTAGAAATTGGGAAAAGAAATAAAGAATTAAATCGTAAATTTAATGTTTATGATTTATCTGGTGGGTATGGTATTGGATTTGATTCGAATGGAAAACAATTTATTTTCGATTTATGTAATTATGAAAAAATTAAAAAATATAATTGGCATGTTAAATACGATGGTTATGTTGAAGCACATGACGAAAATAACAATTATATTTCTTTACACAGATTAATATTTAATTTTCCAGATTTCCATATAGATCACATCAATCATAATCCTTCTGATAATCGTGTAGAAAATTTACGACTAGTATCAAGAGAACAAAATCAAGCCAATACAAAATTACGTATAGATAATACAAGTGGCGTAAAAGGTGTTTATTATGACAAACGACATAACAGATGGATGGCTTATTTACAGGTCGCACACCAAACTTACACTCGTGGTTTTCAAAACAAACAAGATGCAATTGAGTATAGAAAACACTTAGAGGAAAAGTATCAGGGTGAATATAGTTATGACAATAGTATGAAGATTAATGACAACATAGACGAGAAAGGAGCGTGATTAATATTATTGCATTAGTAGGAAAAACTTCAAGCGGAAAAAATGTTATTATGCAAGAACTTACCCGCATTTGTAACATGAAACCAATTATCAGTTATACTACCAGACCAATGAGACAGGGTGAAACAGATGGTGTTGAATACCATTTTATTACCGAAGAAGAATTCACGAAAAAGAAAGAAGAAGGGTTCTTTGAAGAGACAACCTCGTACCAAGTAATTAATAACGAGATCTGGCATTATGGCACTGCAAAAGATAGTTTTGTTGACGAAGATAGTGTAATTATTGTGAATCCTGACGGTTTAAAATATCTTAAGAGCCAATCAAATTTAGATTTGACTGTATTCTATATCCACTCTAATGAGGATATTATTCGTGGCCGGTTGATTCAACGCGGGGATAATCCTTTAGAAGCTGAAAGAAGATTAGTCGCTGATAATAATGATTTTGCAGATATTGATCAGTATTATAACTATGCTATTGAAAATAATGGACGTAAGTCCCCAACTATTTTAGCTGAAGAAATTTGGCTGATTTATAAGACAGAAAAAAGATTATTGGAAGATTTAAAAGAACAGCAGCTTCACGCTGCTAGAGATTTAGAACAAAGAAGATAAATGAAGGGAGCAACATGCCGCCAGTAACAAACAAAAAGAAAAAAGAAGCAAGGCTGGGTCAATCTAATTATAACAAACAAAATTCGTTAATGAAAATTGTTGAATACAATAAAGCGGATGATATTATTGTAGAATTTCAAGACCAATTTAAATTTAAAGTTCGTACAAAATATGGACATTTTTCAGATGGGAATGTTCGCAATCCATATGTGAAAGACATATATGGGGTAGGTTATATTGGTAATACGTGTACGAGTTTGAATAACGAATGTAAAAAATCATTTGACACTTGGCAGTCAATGCTTCAACGATGTTATGATGTTGAACATTATCAGCGTACGCAACCAACATACAAAGATAAATATGTATGTGATGAATGGTTATGCTTTGCAACATTTGAAAAATGGTTTAATAATAATTATTATGAAATTTCGAATGAAAAAATGGCTCTTGATAAAGATATACTTTTAAAAGGAAATAAGAAGTATTGTCCCGAATATTGTTGTTTTGTTCCACAAAGAATTAACAATCTTTTTACAAAATGTGATGCATGGCGTGGCAATCTGCCAATTGGAGTACAACAAAGAGGTAATAGATATATAGTCCAGTTTCATATGGGAGACAAAACGTATACATATCAAAGTTTTGATACACCAGAACGAGCTTTTGAACATTACAAAACAATGAAAGAAAAGTATATAAAAATTGTTGCAGAACAGTATAAGGGGATGATTCCTGATAAATTATATGAAGCATTATTAAGATATGAAGTAGAAATAACTGATTAGAAGGGAGTGAAATTATGAAGTTAAAAATCAACTTAAAAGATATTGTTGGTATCGAAAAATTTTATAAAATGGTACTGCCATTTGAAAGTGACTTAGATGTTAGCATCGACAGTTATACTGTAGATGGTCATAGTCTTATGGGGTTAATTAGTTTAAATGTTGGCAGAGATTTAACACTGACCATTCATGAAAAAGCTGATGGTGAAGCACTTAAGATTAGAGAACTTATGAAAGATAATGGATTTTTAGTAGAGTAGAGGTGACAACATGGTTGTAGTAAAGAGGGATTGTACAGAAGTAGAATTTAATAAAGATAAAATTTCTTCTGCAATTTTAAAGGCCATGAAAAATGGTTCTGGTATTGTAAAACCAAAGATTGCAGAAGATATTGCAAATGAAATTTATGAAGAATTTCAAGACAGAGAAGAAGTGAGTGTTTCTGAAATTGAAGGTCTTGTATATGATAAGCTTATTACTAAAAAGCAACGTTTAACCGCAAAAGCTTATGAAGGTTATAGAAGCATCAGAGAATTTCAGAGAGATAATGCCAACACAATTGATAATGATATTTTAGAGCTTTTAAGTGATGAAAATGACTATTGGAAGGCAGAAAATGCCAATAAAAATCCAATGTTAAATACAACAAAGCGTGATTATATGGCAGGTATTGTTAGTACAGATGCCGTAAGAAGATATTTGCTCCCTCCGGAAATTGTCAATGCTCATGACGAAGGCATTTTACATTTTCATGATGCAGACTATTTTGCGCAGTATATGCATAATTGTGATCTTGTCAACCTTGAAGATATGCTTCAGAACGGAACAGTTATTAGCGAAGTATTAATTGAAAAACCACATAGCTTTGCTACAGCATGTACTGTTACGACACAAATTATTGCTCAGGTTGCTTCTACACAATATGGTGGGCAAAGTATTTCATTGGCGCATTTGGCTCCATTTGTTGATGTAAGTAGAAAGAAAATTAGAACAGAGGTTACATCTGAATTATATGATAATGGTCTTATTAGTGAATATAATGAGGATCTTGTAGAAGTATCTTATATAACCAATAACAGATTAAAGAAAGAAATTCGAAGAGGTATTCAAACAATTCAATACCAGTTAACGACCCTTATGACAACCAACGGTCAGGCTCCATTTATTACTATCTTTATGTATTTAAATGAAGCTAAGAATGAACAAGAAAAACATGACCTTGCAATGTTAATTGAGGAAGTTCTTGTTCAGAGAAAAGAGGGGGTAAAGAATGAAGATGGAGTATTCATTGCACCAGCCTTTCCAAAACTTATTTATGTAACTGAAGAAGATAACATTACAGAAGATGCTCCGTATTGGTATCTTACCGTACTTGCCGCTGAATGCTCTGCAAAGAGACTTGTTCCGGATTATATTTCTGAAAAAGTAATGTTAGAACTCAAAGGTGACGTTTATACTTGCATGGGCTGTAGAAGTTTCCTTACACCAGATAGATTTACTGAAAATGGTATTGGTAATATCGCCAATGCAAAGAACTATGAACCCGGCAAACATAAATATTACGGAAGATTTAATCAAGGTGTGGTTACACTAAACCTTCCAGATATTGCCCTTTCTTCGGAAAGAGATATTGATAAGTTCTGGCAGTTATTTGAAGAAAGAACTGAATTGTGTCACAAGGCTTTAAGAATTAGACACGACAGATTATTAGGAACACCTTCCGACGTGTCCCCTATCTTGTGGAGATATGGTGCACTGGCAAGATTAAATAAGGGAGAAGCTATTGATAAATTATTATATGATGGTTACTCCACGATCTCTCTTGGTTATGCAGGCTTATATGAATGTGTAAAATATATGACTGGTTGTTCCCATTCTGATGAAGGTGTTGGAGAAAAATTTGGATTAGAATTAATGCAGGCTTTAAATGACAAGTGTGCTCAGTGGAAACTTGCAGAAAACATTGATTATAGTTTGTACGGAACTCCGTTAGAGGCAACCACGGAAAAGTTCGCAAAGAAATTAAAGAGTCGTTTTGGTGTTATTGAAGGTATCACCGACCGCAACTATATAACTAACTCATACCATATTCCAGTCTTTGAAGAGATTGATGCTTTTGAGAAATTAAGAATCGAATCCAAGTTCCAGAAGCTTTCTCCGGGAGGAGCTATTTCTTACATTGAGACACCAAGTATGCAGCATAATATTCCTGCATTATTAGAAGTAATTAAGTATATGTATGAAAATATTATGTACGCTGAAATCAATACAAAAAGTTGTTACTGTACTAAGTGTGGATATACCGGAGACATTCCATTGATTGATAAGGACGGTAAATTAATTTGGAAATGTCCTAAGTGCCATAACGAAGATTCTTCTACAATGGATATTGCATTTAGAGTTTGTGGTTATATTGGCACTGCAAAGAACGGTGGTAATCAAGGTCGTTATGGCGATGTTCATGATAGAGTATATCATTTAGATGACATCTCTCATAAGGAGTGTGATTAGCATTCGGTACGCAGATATTAGAAGCATGGATGTGTCGAACGGTGAGAGTTTAGGTATCTCCTTGTTCGTACAAGGATGCAAGTTTCATTGCCCCAGGCTGTTTCAATTCTGAAACGTGGGATTTTAATGGTGGCAAGGAATGGACAGAAAAAACAGAACAAGAATTTCTTAAGTTAATTGATCGGCCGTATATTAAAAGGGTGTCTATCTTGGGTGGAGAATCATTAGCAGATGAGAATGTGGAAGACGTATATAACTTAATAAAAAAGATAAATACAACCTTCCCTGATAAAACTATTTGGTTATATACCGGCTATACCGTAAAGACAGGTTCACGTACTTATGTTGATGCAGATGATGATTATGAAATCAAACCTCTTAACTATTTATATTGTGAACCAGTAGGAGCAAATACAAGAAATAATCTCCTGCGATCTGGAGTATTAAGTTTAGTTGATATTGTGGTTGATGGTCGTTTCGAAGAAGATAAAAAAGATTTATCACTTCAATTTAGAGGAAGCAGCAATCAAAGAATTATAGCAGTACAAGAATCATTAAAGCAAGGTGAGGTAGTTTTATGGAACCATTAACTATACCAGTAAATTATAAATTCTCTAATAAAGAATTTCGTCACATCCCTCATCCAGACGGTGGAACTTATATTCATAGGTTCCCCGTTTGGAAATATAAACAGACAACAACTCTGGAATGTGAACTCTCAATTGATGAATTAACCGGGGTGGTTCAATTCAATGTTATGGATATGAATCGTGTACCTTATGCACCATTCTATTATGTTTATTGCGGGAAATATGAACCAATGTTAGGTAAAATTCATGACATAATTGATAAAGAATTAAGAAGATTAGGAATTATACAAAATGACCCAGTTACAGTATGAAGAAATTCAAAAGGGCGACAAATTATATTTCGCTCGTATTATGCCAAAGTTCGGTTATTATGAAATTCATGATGTAGTAATGGTTTCAAAATATGATGACCATTGTACTGTTTGTGAAACTAAAACGAAGCAAAGTTTCCTCTTCAATGTTAATGATAATAGTGTTGAACCATTATTCATTGATAGAGAAGATGCACTGGCATATTTGAAAAAGAAGCAGAAAGAAAATAAGAACGTAAAGAAATATGTGGCAACAGAGTAGAGGTGAACTATGGCATATTTAATTGACAAATTCAAAGGTACTTACCGTATACGGTGTCCATTTGATCAGCGCACTAACTCCTTCCCAAGAAAGTTTAATGATACATATGAGGACGTAGATTTATATATTGATTGTCAGAATAACATTCAAGTGTCGTACTATGGTCATAGCATTTTAATGGCTTACATACCATCTAAAGGACGTGGCAGAAATATCATTAAGGCGATCAAAGAAGATGGTAAAGAGGATATGATATTTAATATAGAAGAAACAGATTCAGAACTTTTATTCCGCTTCCATTCTAAGTATATGAGTGAACTGGAACAGTATTTAAAACCTAAGACTAGTGGTTCTAATATCAGTCCCTATTCCACGAAAAATCTCCCTCGCGCGAAGTATTCTATTCCAGACGAAGACTTAAATGGATACAAAACAATCGTGTCAAAATTACAGCAAAACGAGCTAATAACCCTCGTACATAGCACGAAAACATTTCTTCAGGCTCTTGCTACAAAGAAGAATACTTGGGAAGACATTAAAGCAGATATGGCAATCAAGGGATTAAAAGGTAAGGAATATATTCACTGTATTGGACAGTGGGATAAATATTTAGATTATTTACGAAAGGAATTACAGTAACATGAATAGAATCGCAAAATTTGAAAAAGTAAGTTTCGAACAGTTCCTTAAGGATTATGCTGAGACAAACAATTTAGAAGTATATGGTGCTGATGCAGCAAAAAATATTATGCACATTCAGGCAGTTTATGATGCATTAAAGTTGCCTAAGAGAGCTACTAAAGGTAGTGCAGGATACGATTTCTATGCACCGGAAGACATCACATTAGAACCAGGAGAGACACTTAAAATTCCAACCGGTATTCGTGCTAAGATGGATGAGGATTATGTGTTAATGTTATTCCCACGTAGCGGATTAGGTTTTAAATTTCGTATGCAGTTAAACAATACTGTAGGAATTGTGGATTGTGATTATTTTTATTCCAGCAATGAAGGACATATCTTTGCCAAGATTACAAATGATACCAACGAGAAAAAAATTGTTAAGGTTAAAGCCGGAGATGGATTCATGCAGGGTATCTTTATGCAGTATGGTATCACTGAAGATGATGACGCAGATGGTATTAGAGATGGCGGATTTGGTAGTACAACGGGGAGATAATAGTCATAGGCGGCTTAGGTAATATTAAAGGAATACGACAGTGTTCTTGGTGTACGGCCGAGGTGCCAATTTATCACAAACAGAGAATGCAATATAAAAATATTTTCTGTTCAAAAGAGTGTGAAGCAAAATTTAAGAAAAGTAAAAATTTAAACTGCGAATGTGAAATATGTCATAAAAAATTTCATCGAAAACAAAGTTGGATAGATAAAAATCAACATCAATATTGTTCTCGTGAATGTCAAGCGGTTGCAAACAAAGAACGAATGATTGGAGAAAATAATCATCAATATGGATTAAAAGGAAATTTGAACCCCACCTGGAAGTCAGATGAAAAAATATCGTATTATGGTTATCATCTAATTCGCAAACTGGATCATCCATTTAAAAATTGTGATGATATGGTATTTGAACACAGACTTGTTGCAGAACAATATTTATTAACTAATGAAAACAAAATAACAATTGACGGCATAGATTACTTGTCTCCGGAATTTCATGTTCATCATTTAGATTTTGATAGACTCAATAATGATGTTTCTAATCTATATGTTATACCAAAAAGATTACATGTTGCATTTCATAACCACATTAATCAAATTGTTCGTAACAAAGAAAATGGAAGGATTGAGAATGTGATCAATGCTAAAAATCTATACTCGAAGGAGGAATTAATTACAATGTTTTATAAATTTATTGAAGAAGTAGATGAATTAACTGACACTGAACGCGGTGAAAATGGATTTGGATCTACAGGTAAATAACCACTGGTAATTCAATTTATAATAGTGTATAATATGGAGGTAAAATGTTTGCAGACAACAAAATGAATAACGATTCTACTATTTACTATGGTAAAAAAGACATCATGAAAATCTTTCATTGTGAAAGTGATAAAGCACTTAAGATATTAAAAATTATGTTTCAGATGCATGAAGCTAATAAGATTGGCAAACAATATTATGTAGAAAAAGAAGCTTTGTTTAGATTCATGGCAGATATGAAAGGTAAACAAATACATATCTGAATTGTGTTTTGTAATGTTTGAAAGTGATAGATAATGTGTTAAATATCACTTAAAACTATCACTTTAAGGTGATAGTATCTCGGAACCCTAGTAAATAAAAGGACTAACAATTATACTAGTTATAGTTGTTAACTACAAGTAGAATCTAAATTTTTGTCAATAATGCACAACAAAAACCTTTAAAACACGATAAAAAGCCATTCGATTTAGTAATAACTGCTAATTGAATGGTTTTTTATTTTGTTTTATAATGTTTCTAGTATCACTTTTAACTATCACTCAACTATCACTTTTTGAAAGGATGATGTAAATGGCCAGAAGTACTAGAAACTCTAATGGTGACGGAAGCACAAGACGTTTACCAGATGGAAGTTGGGAATGTATTATTCAGAGTAAATACATTAACCCGGAATCCAAAACTGGAAATCCTAAACGTATTAAAAGAAAGGGTAAAACTGAAAAAGAAGCAATTAAGAATTGTAAACAAGCATTGATGGCTTGGGAGAAAATGTTCGAATCTCAATCCGTCCAAAGGATAGATAAGACCAAAACATTTGGTGCTTATATGGAAGAATGGATTGATAAAGAAGTTAAACCGGAAGTAACAGCATCTACATATAAGAGTTATATCTATACCATGAATGCTAATTTTTATAATTATAAGATTAGTAAACTACAATTAAATATGATTAACACTGTTGAATTTGAGATCTTTTTTGATACCATTATACATGATAAAAGTTTAAAAACTGCATCTGTTCCAATCCAGTTATGCAAGAGATTAAGTAAGTATTTATATGGCAAATCTCTTTTTGCAGAAGATTATGCATCATTCGCAAAAACTAAAAAAGAAAGAAAAGATGAGTTCTTTCGAAAAGATGAAACCGAGATTAGAAAAGAAATATTTACTAATGAAGACATTGTTAAATTCTATGATTCTTATAAGAATAATGTATCAGAATATAGTGCTGCCGTAGTACTTATTCTAGAAACTATGATGAGAGGTCAAGAGCTTTTGGCACTAACAATTGATGATATTAATCTTGAAGAAAATATCATTACAATACGTAGTGCTGTTAGCGAAAGATTCATAGATAATGACAAGGAAAAAGGTCTTGAAAAATACATTAAAATTCCTAAGAATGGAAAAGAACGTTTGATTTACATGACACCATTAGCAAAAGAAATCGTAGAATATTTGATTTCACAAGTTGCATTAAAGTGTAGAGTAAATCCCGATAACTTGTTATTTCCATCATATATAAAGAATGGGAAGATGAGATCAATGGATACATTTGAAATTCAATTTAAGAACCTGTGTAATAAACTTGGCGTTGACAGAGATGTACGTCCGACTGCTACTGGCAAAAGAGGATTAAACGTTCATGCCTTACGACATACTGCAATCACATTAGCAAACACTGCACCAAATTCAAATGTTATTAATACGGCTTTGGCCGCAGGACATACTGCAATTCGCACAGAAAATATCTATACACATACAAATATTGAAGCATTAAAGAATATTAAAACTGCCGGAGATTTAGTTTTAAATGTTAATACACCAAGACAAAAAGAGCAAGATGATAAACCATCTAATGACGAATTATATCAGATGTATTTAAAACTTAAAGAGAAATTCGAGTAACTTATTAACCAATTCAATTACGTTCAAATAGGAGGAAGAATATTATGGCAAGAAAGAGTAAATCAGTATACGAAAGAATCGCAGAAACAGAAAATAATATTGCTAGATTGGAACAAGAATTAGCAGATGCTAAGACTCATTTAGTAGAACTTAACAATGAAAGAGAAGAATTAGAAATGCGAGAAGTTTGGACAGCATTTAAATCCAAAGGACTCAACTTTGAAGAAATTCAGAAAATAATTGCGAAACAAAAAGATGCTTAAAAATAAAAAAGGGGACTACTCAATAATGAGTAATCCCCTTTAATTTTTTTATAATGCAGTCCACGCACTGCCGATATATGCTTTTATCTTTTTATTTGTAGTGTCAATCCAAATAACAGAAGTGTCCGACGGTGTAGAAGTTCCCTTTACAACTCTAACAGCATTGCCAGTATGGAGAATAGTGTAGCTTTTTGATGGTAAACGATCTTCAATATCTGCTTTGAGATCATCAAGCTTGCCGTCCAAATTATCTGTGACATTTGCAAAGATTTCTAGTGGAGTAAAGAAAGCAGCATGTTTCCCATCAACCGTATCGGCATCGCCACCTTTAGCCGGGAGACAATCTGGGAATGAAGGAAAGTCTGTTATCTGATTTTTAGTATGAGTATGAGAACTATTTGCCTTTGTATCAATCGCAGCTTTAATACCATTACTAGTTACAAAATTAGTTGAATTTAAAGTTGGAGTTGGATCAATTGTTTTTAGAGAAGCTGTACTTGTATCAATATAATTTTTCACTTTTGTCCAAAAATATAATAACCCATCATGTGATAAAAATTTCATATCATTGTCTCCTTATTTAGTAATAATGGTATCAATTTCTTCTTCAGAAATTATACCAATACCCATTGCACCTTCATTAATAGTAACAGATTTTTCGGTAGAACCATCGTATGTAGTTGTTACTCCGTTAACAATAAGAGTAAGTGATGTTGGATTTTTAATCGCCGCAGGGAAGTCTGTTACTTGTGAAATTGTATGTGTATGTACCTTCGCTGCGGCATCAGAAATACCATAGCCGGATAATGTTGTTGGATTGCTACCGGTTAATACATGACCATCTGCATCAACCTTTATCTGTGTATAAGTTCCTGCTGTGACACCACTTGTAGGATGAGTATATTTATTTGCTCCGGCCTCAATTCCGGATAATTTACTTTTCTCTGTGGTAGTATAATCGTTAGCTGACAAACCTTTTCCGTCAATCTTATCAACCTTTGTTGCCAACTTAGATTTAATTTGTGACCATAAATAAGTTAATCCATCAATATCTAAATATTTTGCCATATCAATCCCTCCTAATTATCTAATACATTATCAATTTCAACTTGTGTAATTCCTCTATCTGTATTTTCATTTGTACCAGTTTCTTCATCGGATTGGATGGCGGTGCCTTCTATTATTGCATCAATTGCGTCATTTTGTAACTTCATTGTTTCATACATAATGTTCATAGATAACGCGCATGACCAAATTGATGAATTGTCACTGGGAACAGCCCCAATATTACTTACACTTGCAACCCAAAGACAATTATTAAATACCACTAAGTCATATTGATAATACTGAGTAAACGCTTCCCATTCTCCTCGTGGGGTCAGCCCAGTACCGGATTCCCCTTTTTCACCACGTACACTTCTTGGTGCCCAATAAGTTGCGTTTGAAGGTGGTATTCCTATAGGTGTATCATCTCTTAAACACTCAAAAGTTTGAATACCAGCATGATTATCATAAAGTACAAAATTATATTTTGTATACTTAGTTGTAGCATTCCATTCGCCTTTATGACTTACTGTTTCATGAATATAAGTCTGTATCTCATCCAAAAATAAAGTCTGTAATTCTTCAACGGTTTTAGTCAATTGATTCATATAAAATGCATCAATAATACATTGTTGGAGTTTATCATTAGTATACAGAAAAGTATTTGCGTTGGCAAAATCCCCGTCTGACATATAAGTATTAAATTGTTTCCATAATGAATATACATCACTTGATACATCAGTTTTTAAATCAAATGTTTGTACACTATCAGGAAAACTAGTATAGCCATTTGCCATAATCGTTCCTCCTAACTGTACGGATCTTGGTCATAAAAAAGAACCATAGATACATCTATAGTTCCTCCAGTCGTTGATCCTGTTATTTGTTTAATTACATATTTATTTATATCTTTAGTAGTGTAAGATTGATATTCAATCAGCCAATTAACATCTAGCCATGGGATATCAATCATGTTTACATTGGTGCTTTCCTGTAGTCTACAAGCATGATATAGTTCATAATCTGCTCGGTCTCTTGCAAGAGAGTTGGAATAGATTTTGCTGTACTCATCCCCAGATAATATTTTCTTAACTTCACCTATTTTATTTTTATGAAATGGCGATTTAGTATTCGTTTCACTAACCTCTGCATATACTTGAAAATCACCCAACCAATAAAAATCATTCTTAACCTTCCGGTATTTAAATACATTATATGTGACTGGTAATGTATTCGCAGGCAGAGCCTTACCCTTATCATCTGTAATTAATCCAGTTGTTCCAGCTATAGTTAACTTTGCATTCGCTCCGTTGGTTTTAGGAATCTTTACAGAATATAGAGAAAAGTTATCTAACTCGTCTATAGTATCTAAAACTGCTGTATATATCTTGGTAGAAGAGTTGTATGTGCATTCACTTGTAGTAAAATCCGGTTCCAATGACTGTCCCCATATCTCAATCTTGTTATATACTTCTTTGAACGAAGTAGAAGTTCCTTCAGTAATTACAAGAGGAGAGAAGAAGTCATGAGAGAGTATGACATTATCAGAATCTTGATGTGGAATCTTTTGAATTACAAATGTACCTTCTGCATTAAAAAACATTTCATAATAGGAGAAAAGTGAGATTAATTCATTCAATACATCATAATATGTTTGCGTTGCCTCAAATTCCATTTCATGCGGTGTGGTAACTCCATCCAAATCAGATAGAATATATTTCTTCACATTGGTTTCTTTCAATAAAGCAACAATTAAATCTCTTACACTCTCACCTTCTTCAAATTTAATCGCACTTTTTAACGCACCATTCCGTTCTCCATTTAATTCACTCATAAGGTCTGAGCAGCTTAATGATAGTTGATTTGTGAGTTGATCATAAGAATAATTACCATCCAAAATAGTGAATGTCCCTTTAAGATATTTTACAATTTCACCGGTACGCAATTCTTTAATGCCAACATAAGGACGTATATATTTATCCATCCATATACGGCCATTTCCACCAATTAGCATCGTACTATCAGTAACTAATAAATCCATAGAATAAGTTCTTCTGACAGCAGAATTTGCATCAATAGAAAAGGAATCAGATATTAATTTACCTTCAATAGAGTCTATAACTTTCATATCTCGATTTAATAATTCAACCGTTACAAATAATTCTTTTGCACTCTGGTTTACAATATTTTTATCTCTTTGGGTAATCATAGCTAAACACCCTCCACGTCAACATCAGATAATCCGGCATTAAATAAATCTGTTGTACTATCACAGTCACCAATCTCAGTTAATTCAAGATTATATATAATATTATCAGGATGTCCGTCTACGGTTTGAGTTATAGGATTCCCTACACTTACCAACCATCTGTGAGCTTTATTATCTTTAAAAACTATTGCATCGCTTTCAGTAAGGAACTTATTAACCTCTTGTCTATAATACGCAGCATTATCAAAATCTAATTCACATCCATTCATAGGAACAAAACTCGCACTCACAGAAAGTGTATCATATTGTGACAATCCGTTAGAGATAGCAAATGGTTTCTTTCTGCCCAGAGTAGTAATATAATTCTTTTCTTTATTTGTGGTAACTTCTACTGAAAGATTTATAAATGCATGATATTGTTTACTTTGAGTACAGAAATAACAACCATCAAAATCTGATACTATGGTATTAGTTATATAGTTGGCTTCAGTTCCATTTAACACTGGTACGATAGCAAATTCATATTGAGTTTTATTACCCTTAAGATAATAATATGTTTTTGCAAAATTAAAATCTTCTTCAGAATTAATCTCATATTCGTAAATGGTTTTCCATAAAGTTTCACCATATTCACGCACTTTAATTCTTATAGAACTAATAGAATCAATTGGTATAAGAATGTTACCGGCAAGCAAATTTCCCTTAAATGCTGCCCAAAAAATTGTACTGAAATCCCAAGATAATGTTTCGCTATTATAATTAGAATCACTACTTGCATATAAATCATCAAAATAAGCATTCATTATATCAACCGCAGAAAAGGTATCATTATAAGTTGCCTTGAGAACATCTGTACAAACAGCAGTAGCCCCAAGAAATATCATCCTACCACCTCAATTCCAAATAAACCATCCTTTCTACGGATATATAAAGATATTGGTTTGTTATGATATGGATTTACAGTCATAATAAAATAACGTTGCATTTTATATGTGGCAACCAATTCAAAATAATATATACCTGCAATAGATTTATATTCTACAGTAACAAACTCATCTTTACCTGATAATTGTAATATTCTTGAGTCATCTTCAAATCCATATCCTTTAACAAGTAATGTAAAATCTCCGGTAAGAGCAAATCCCTTATTGAAGTGAACAACATTATTTGTTAAATCAGCAACATCATCATCTATGCATAGTAAACCAGAATCAGAATAACCTTCTACGGATATAATATTGGATTTAATATATACACCACCAGCATCATACATATTTTGAAGTTCACACATAAAATATGCTTGAGACTTAAGAAAGTCGGCAGAAAAATCAATCATATCAGTAGATAAAGGCATCCCACTAACTGTCTCCCCGGTGGCGATAATATAATAATGACCATTATCTTGTAGATTAGTTATCTTTACAGTATTTAAAAAATAACGCAGATTTGAATCATATATAAGTGCATGATGAGAGTTGTAAACCTGCACCCTATATGATTGTAATAATTCTCCCTCTGGTTGTTCGTATGTAATATCAACTCCATATGTTTGTGCCTGAACAATCTGGCCGGGTTCTATATTAATTTTAAATATTGGAGTGGAATAACAATAGAAGAGTTGTACATCTGACCATTCAGAAGAAACTCCCCTTGCATCCATTACTTTAACTGTGATGTTATATAAGGTTCCATTAACCAATCCAGAATCAGCCGGTATAGTATGTTCTAATCTCATTGTTTGTAACATTTTTTCATATATAATAACATTTGTATTGTTATCTCTGATAATAATTGTGTTACTAAGAGGTTGATTACCTAACCAAGAAAACTTAATTGTAGTTCCTTTAGTCGCGTCAAAAGAAGGTAGAAAATAAAGAATAGGCTTCATAGACACCTCCTATAAGATAATTGCATTCATCCAGCTATTTTCCGGCAACAATACATATACAATTTGATTTTCTTCGTAAGTATTTTTGCCAGTGACGGTATGCGCAATGTTATCTTTCATAACTATATACTTGTTATTTGACACTTGTGATATTACTCTACACTTATACGTCTTATCAAACTTTGCATTGTTAATAATCTTATTACATACAGTAAAAATGGCATCGGATAGAGCAGTACTTATTTCTCGCATATAAATTCCTCCTTTACAAAAAAGTAAAAAAAGGGCAGTCATAAATTAATATGACCGCCCCTTAGATTATTTAGAGTATAGTTGTTGAAGTACCTTTTGTGGTAATTCTTTAACTATTTCATTAACGATCATATCCGTGTTTTCCGGATTATAAACGTTAACATCACCAATTGTAATAGTAATTGGTGAGCTTTCTCTTTTGTAAAGTGGTGTAAGAGCAGAATAAGCTCTGCTTAAATTATCAAACATATTGCCCATTTGAGCAGTATTAAGTACAACTTCTCCATTAAGGAGTTTAGCAAATGTTTCATTTGGTTTTAAATTTAAATCTGTTAAAGCCATAAGATGTTCTGGTAAATCATTTTTAACTGCTTTACCAACAATACCACCAGAATGAAATTTTGAAACATCAATTCCAATTTTCTTTAATAAACTTTTCACAGCCTTAGATAAACTATTTATTAAAGTATTATCAATATTTTCTCTCATGACTTTGATAGTGCGATTGTTTTGTTCAATCCTATCATTGGTATCTTTTAAATTTGTACCTACGTCAATTACTTTAGAACAGATGGTATTAATCATACTTTCATCCATTTTAAGAATTTTCCTGATTCCATTTGCACCAAACAATTCTTCAAAATCTTCTTTTGCAACCATGCGGTCATATGACTGTGCTGCATCATCAAGTGCCTCAGCATAATCTTCCCATTTCTCAATAGATTCATCAAGGGCTTTAATTTCTTCTTCTTTTCTTTTATTTAAATGCTCAATTCGTTTATCATAGTTAGCGATTTCATTCTCATATACTAATTGATCTAATTCATCTTGAGCATTTCTGATTTCTTCTGAATCGGCCTGATATTCAAAGCCAACACCCTTGCGATAGACTCTAACCGTTTTATTTCTTTTGGCTTTTTCTAAATTGTACTCAGCGTTTTCTAAAGCGATAGCTCTTTCTCTTTCTTCATTTTCTTCAGTTAATAATTCTTTTTCTTTTTCGATAGCTTCGATTTGAGTATCATATTTTTCAGTTACAGCTTCCTTTTCCTCATTTAACTTATCTATTTCCTCTTCAATTAAATAATTTGCATGAGAGATTGCGTTATTTAATTGTTCCTGGTACTTTCCTAGAAAATCTAGCAATTCTTCTAGATCCTCATTTTCTTCTTCATATGGTCGTATATCCATTTCCTTAATTGCACGATTATTCTCTAATTGTGCTTGTATGCAGGCAATGATATTATTTTCGGCCTCAACCATTTGATCGTTATATTTATTCCAGTCATCAGTTCCGACTTTATGTTTACCTCTTTCTGTTTTTGCTTTTTCATAGTTAGTTTTTTCAAGAGATATTTGATTCTCAAGTTGAGTATTCATATTAGTATATTGTTTTTTGCTTCCGTGTTTGCCAACAGATTCCTTTAGATCAATATCATGCTGAGTATGTTGAACTTTAGATTGATAATTGGCTATTTTATTATTGCGTTCATTACGTAAATTTTCATATTTTTGTTCAGCAATCTCTTTCTCGTATTCTTTATATTCTTTTCGAAGACGTGTTTGTTCTGCTTCAGATTTCGCCAACTTTAAATCACATTGAAGTATTTTATATTTTGCATCTTTTTCTTTTTCTAGTTGCTTATTTTTTTGTGAAGCAGTTTTATTAGACATGTCCTCGGAGGTAAGAGTATCTAATTCAATTTGTGTAATCTCTCTTACAACGGCAATTTTATCTAATCTATCTTGGTCACGTTTATCTAAGGCATCTTGGTAACTGTCAAGAGCGTTCTGCCATTCTTCATATGCTTTTTGTGCAGCAATAACTTTATTATAAGTTTTCTCGTCATCAAACTCTTCAACTTTAAAAGTATCATGAGATTGGATGCGGTCTCTATATTTTTTAGAGATTTTCTTTTTCTTGCTATTCCACTCATCTTTATATAAATCAGCAGTTTCTTTTGTTACATCTACCATTTCTCCATTCGACTTATCAAGCTTATCATAAAGACCTAGTTTATCTTCAAGAGAAGCATTTTCAATCTGTCTATTTAAATCCTCTATTTCTCTATTCAGATTTTTTACAGAATTAGCAGCCCAGTCAAATATGTTCTCTTTCTTACCAGAACCTCCACCGGAACCGCCACCTCCAGTTGGAGTTTTACCATAGAACATATTAACTGCATTATTCATAGATCTCATAGCTTCTTCGGCAAGTTTCTGTTTATTTCTCGTAGATTTCTCAAGCTGTTCTAATGCTGACAATTCAGCATAAACATTTTCGCCAGTTCTTGCTCGTGCTATTAATTCACTTCTTGCTAATTCAATAGTGGCATAAACCTCTTCCCATTTTGCACCTGCCACAGCTAAAGTGGATTGTTTTAAATTTTCTTTTGCTCCCTGCTCATTTTTAATTTTTCCTACTGTATCAATTGCATTTGAAGCAATAGTAGCCTGCATTGATAATAATTGCGCCTTAGCTAAAGCATTATAAGTATTAGTATTTAATGTAAGCTGGCCATTCTCATTAAAAAGAGTAGCAATATACTGATCTTCAAGTCCCATTAAGGATTGAATAGTATCTAAACTTAATCCATGATTTTTATCATATTCTTCAATAGCAGAAGAGACCGTCTGATACGCACCTTGTATTTTATCTAATTCCTCATTAATCTTTGAAAGGTTAATGCTACCAACGGCATCTTCAATCTGCGACTTAAAATCAACAATATCGGCTTTTATTTTGTCTAACGATGTATTTTTATCAACTTCCAATTGAAGAACAATTGATAAGTCTTCAGGTTCTAAGCCATCGACAAAAGTGCTCATTTCAGTATTATCACCTTCACCGACACCTAGTTTATTCCTCACTCGTTCTAAAAGGTCTTTTTCATCCTCTATCATGAAGTCTAAATTAAACTCTATATCTAATCCTTTGGATTTTAACTGATTTTGGATGTTCTCAACTACAGCTTCAACCTTTCTAACATATTCATCCGCAGATAATTCCTCAACAGATTCATTAAATAAATCAACAATTGCATCTGTATCAATACCATGAGAAAATACATATAAATAATTCTCTCTGAGATGTTCGGCTGCGGCTTCCCAGTTAGAGAAATTATCAAAATTAATGCCATTAATTATATTCTGCATTACATTTTGCATCTCTGTTCCCATGGATTGATAATTACTATCTAAAGATAACCAAGATGCAATATTTTTCTTAATAGGATCATATGCAGTTTTTTCTTTCTCGGTTTCAGACACTATCTTTTGACGCAATTGATTAATTTGCTCAGTGTAATTATTACCAAGTTGCTTGAATTGATATTCTGCTTCAGTTATGATTTGATTGTATTCTTCATCTGATAAAGTAAAATCAAATCCATAAAAGTCATTTGGATTGTCAGGCAGCTTAAAAGTCTTCTCTGTAAATTCAATATTACGTTTAGTCAATTCCTCTTTTAATCTAAGATAATCATCAGAATTCATTGACTTAAATGTATTTTGAATAGACTTACCATCCGGTGTTAATGGTATTTTGTAATTACCATAAAATGATTCCTTAAATTCTTGTTGCGCTGCTTCTAAAACTTTTATCTGTTCTTTATAATCAGTTACAGCATCTTTTGCGTTTTTAGCATTTTCTTTTGCTCCGTCAAAGACATCAGGAAGTTTATCAGCAATTTCCATATTAGCAAGAGTCTGTTGACGTTCAACTAAATCGTCTAATGATCCAACAATAGTATCAACGCTACCACTTAATTGAATAATGGCGTTCCCATTACTATCATAATTTCTATCCAATTCTGGAAAAATCTCTGCTAGTTGATTACTTAAATTAAGAAACTCTTTATATTCCTCATTTGATAATGATTTATTTTCACCAGTAAGTGTATTAACACCTTGTGCTAATTCTGCAAATCTCTTACCAGAACCTGCAACCGTCTCCTGGGTTGTTTTTATAGAGTCTTTTAAGCCGTCAATTACTTCTTGTGCTTCTCGTGCTTTATCAAGTACTTCTTCTTGTGTAACTATTAAGCTATCAAATAAAGATATAATTCCTGTAATAGCTAAACTTGCCAATGTGCCAATTATCATACCAGATGCGGCATTTAATACACCAACACCAATAGCAGCGGCTTTAGATTTAATAGCCATTACGCTAAAAGAATTACTTGTCATTTGTATATATTTATTCAATCCTTCTTGGGTTTGTTCAGATGCTTTTGTTACTTTAGCATACCCTAAAATAGAAGGATTTACTTTTGTATTCATCTTTTGTGCGACCTCATCAGCACTTAAGCCGGTGTCGATCATAATTTGTTTAAACTTTTCAAATTCATTTGTATCATAATCATATGTAACTTTTGGTTTATTAAACATGGTTGAAAAACCAGTATCTTTTGAATAATTGAATATCAAACTAAATTACCATATATTACGTTAGGCATAATATATGATAGAAGAGGAGACAGCCTTAATTAAGACTGTCTCCTGAATAATTAAAACTTTCGTTCTGTGTCTACGATATACTTATCAAATTCAGTTTCTTTTAAGTGCTTGACTAATCCGTTGCCACCCGCATTTTTATACTCTTCAAATAAATGACTCATGCTCTCGAAGTCAGTCATGCTAATGTGTACGTTGCCGTTTTCATCCTTGTTTGTCCCAAAATAGCGGAGTCCACTTAAAATTCTATCCCGAAAAATTGCGGCATCTCTTCGTTTGCCATCTTGATCAATATCTTCCAACTTTTCTTCCAATTGTTCTTTCTGTTCATCAAACTTTGTATTCAGGCCATGAAGCTGCTTAACAACTTCGTCTTTAATTTCAACGAAGCTATCAATAACCTTTTTCTCATGGTCAAGGAACATTGTCACATTGGCCTTAGCAGTTTCTTTGATTTCTACGATATCTTGTTCTGCCTTTTTTAATCTTTCATTTACTTCTCGCTTTTGTCTCATGTGTTTAGTCTCAATACCCAACTTAGCAATTCCCCATTCAACAAGTGTCCACATCCATTTTATACATTCAAGTATTGCAAATCCGCCTGCAATCCAATAACCAATACTAAAATCCTTTAATGCTTCTAATTTATCCATCTCTTTTGTGCCTCCTTATTTATCTTTTCTTCAAGTCAAGTAAATCTACCAAGAAATTAACTACACCTTTGGCAGTCTTCTTAGCATGTTCTTCAGTCAAGATAATAGGAGTGTCTTTGACGGAATCCATAAATCCGTTCTCTAAAAGCAACGCAGGCATATCAGTTTCACGAACTTCATGGAGAGATTTCTTAATTACCTTGTCTACACGATTACCAACAAGTTTTGTTTCTTTTACAACAGCATCGTACAAAGCCTTGCCCTGTGTCTTGCGCTCTGGGTTAGAAGAGTAGTAATATACAGTTGTGCCACCACCGGAACCACCATTAATACCAGCATTATGATGCATAGAGAAATAGAAGTCTGCCTTAGCTTTATTAGCAGCATCAGTTCTTTCTTTTAATGGAGTATCTACCTTACCAGTGAGATCATTAACACGCAAGATACGGCACTTATAATTCTTTAATTCCTTTTCAACCATATCAATGATACGGTCATTTAAGAACCATTCACGAGTTTCTTTTGGGTCGATAGATTTCTTACACCGCTTACCTGGGGTATCCTTGCCATGGCCAGCACTTAAAGCAACTAAAGGATATTTTGATTCGTCTTCCTTCTTCTTGTCACCATCATAGACAATGAAGCAGCTATAACCCTTTTTCTTTAACTTTTCATACATAGCTTTGGCATTAACTTCAGAGGAGTAACAGCCTACTTGTACCTTGAACAGACCGTCAACTTCCTTGATAATAGCAGAGAAGCCAGCAGCCTTTAATTTCTTCTGGAGTGCTTCAGCGTTACTTTTCTTAGAGAAACTGCCTGTCTGCACTCTGTAGTAAAGCTTTTCTTCCTTTGGATCATACTGAGTAAGGTTGTATTTCTCAATTACATTCATCAAATTATCAACATACTTGATAGAACTTGCATATCCGGCTTTTTTAATATTTTCCAAATATGTTTTAGGATCTTTTACACCTTTGATGGACTTATAATTATCAATATTAGTGAAGTCAAAATATCCACGTATTCCGGCATCCATGTTAGGGAATCTCTGCCATGTCATTACAGAAGAAGTATATTTCCCTGTATTAGCATCTTGTTCAGATCCCACTTTTTTGTAAGTGCCATTACCACTTGGACATCTACCAGCTCTATATTTTAATCCGAAATAGTTATTAGCTTTAACTGCTAACTCTGAATTCCCACCGTCACTCTCAAGTACTGCTTGGCTGAGTACAGCAGAAGGGCAAAGAATATTATATTGTGGAGCATATTTAACTACCAATGGAGCAATCTTTTTAATAAATTCTTCTCTTGTCATAAATCTCCTCCTTTTCTCCCTATAAAAATAGAAGAGGGCATTACTGCGCCTCTTCTTTAACTTTTACATTTTCTTCAATTACATCACGCATTGTATCAAGAGCTTCATCAATGATATTATCAATCATCTGAATGAGTTCTTCCTGATCAGTCACCTTGTTAAGAATTGGATATTCTTTAAAGATACGGTCAATAACTTCAGCCCTCTTAATTGCACCAGCCTTGACCCAATTTTCATACGCATTTTCCGCATCTGTTACCATCTTCAGAGCAGTAATACGAATCTGTTCTAATGCCAGTTCAATCTTTTCCTGGTCTGATAAAGACAGATAATTCTTAATCTTTTTAATTACTAAGATACCAAGGCCAATAATAACTGTAATCAGAGTCCAATTTTCATTAATCATTTGTAAGAAATTTTTAACACCGGTTAAAATTACTTCCATAATAAATTCCTCCCAATCAACAATCTTCATCTAAATCATAAGATTCAGAATTATAATCTTTAATTACTTTAGTTACTTTTATTCCAGCAAGAGCTGTGATTTCTACAGTCCAAAATCCATACCATAAAGTAGATAAAGTAGAACTAATCTCTGTACCGGTATGTACTTGTACAATTATTGCCGCAATAGTATAAAGAATAACCGCAGCAATCGAACAACAAAGAATTATATTAGATGTTTTCATTCGTTTTCTTTCATCTTTATTGCTATATTTTGCTCGTTCCGTGCGTATTTCATGGAGGATTTTTAGCCGTTCATTGTTCTCACGCATCACTGTGACTTTTTTATCAAATTCTTTTTGTGTCAATCTTTGTGTCATGATTACCTCCTTGACAATATTTGTAAATCTGTTATAATATATTTTGTCAATTGAACATCTCGTATGTGAATTAATAAGCTCAACAAACGAGAAAGAGAGCAGCACCGCCTATTACCCACGGACGGTGCTGCTTTATCAAAATGGTATACCATATATAGTGTGTACCTAGTCTACACACCACAATATATAGTAAAAAATCGTGAATAAAAAGCTCATTTTATTGGGTATGCATGAACGCTTAAGATTTCGTCCATGTTATCCCTCCTTTATAAAACTGTGTAGTAATAACCCACACCAGAAGTATTCAATTTACTGCCAGCTGAAACGGTTAATGTTCCATCTTGAAAACTAGCATCAGTTGTAGTTAATCCTGTAACAGTAGTTCCGTTTTTATAAAAACCACCATGATTTGTAACTAATGCTATTTCGTTGCTATTGGCAGTTTGTCTGATTAGTAACGCTTGACCTACACCACCAGTGCTAACAGTTCTAGTCGCACCAGTTCCACTATAACTACCGTTTGGCATGTTGCCGTTGTGGTGGAGGTCATAGGCAATACCGTCTTTAGTAAATTTAAGCGCACCATTAGCAACACCTATATAGCCTTGCGCTACACCCCTTAACAAAAAGCCTATATAAGTTCCTGTGGCATCAGCGTGTGAATTATTGACCGAAAGCGGTGTTAAGATTGCGTTAGTTATCGTTCCACCCGTAATAGGCAAAGCATAACTTCCTACGTTGTTAGAATCGAGAATGTAACCAAAACTTGCTCCGTCAGCAGATAACAGAATTGCTTTTGTTCCATAGTAACCAATGCCACCTCTATTACCGTCATTATCAGCAAACATTAACGTGGAGAATTTATCTGGTTCAGACGATAAAGCATTGCGTACAATTCGCAAAGCATTCCAACTGTTTAATTTTATGTCTCCACCCGTCTTATGCAGATAGTTTGCACCGATGAATGGATTTTCTACGGTTTTAATCACTGTCAAATCGTCTGCTGTGCCAATACTTAACTTCCAACCATCATTCCAACTCTCATAATCAGCAGTATTATAGCTTAACTGTATGTTACGAATTGTTACACTGTAATGTTGCCATATACTAGTATCCGCACCGATAGTAAATACTTTCCTTGAAGTATCGCCAGTCACAACACACCCATTCACTTGCAAATTTGCAAATAATTCATGCGCCCCAGTAATCGAATAAGCATCAAGTGCCTGTACAGTGGTATAATCAGTCCATGCCCAAATTCTATAAATTCCAGTACCGCCACCGTACATGTTATTGATGTAGACATCAAAGCTAAACATTGACACGCCTGTTACTGGTATTTCAATTTTTATTCTTCCTGTGCTTACAGTATTTGCAAACAAAATCCCATCTTTTGGATATGCAATACACCAATTTTTGCCCACCGCTTGAATAGTGGTATCTCCATTTGCTAACGCATACTCACTCGCACCCTTGCCGCCTAACTGTAAAGCGTTGCCTACGGGAGTTGTGCCATCTGTTAAGGCTGTAAACTGGTCAGCGATATTATTCCCATCCGAATCAAATGTTGATTTGGTTGCTTCACTTACTACAGTTGTTCCATCTACTATATCTGCTACACTTTCAGCAGTAGCATAGTAACCTGCTTCCTTACCATCTAATGTATCTGCATCAACAGGTACGTAATCATCTGTCTCTTCATGGCTACCATAATCTACATAAACTCTACCATCAGCTTCAAGAATTGTATCTGAAATCAAATCCTGAAGATTATCTCCATGTTCATTTGTTACACATTTTATAAGCGTTCTAGGGTAGACGAGGTATTCCTCATCTGCACTATTTTTCGCTTTTAAAGTTTCTATTTTAGCTTGCATTTTGCTTTCGTTTCTCCTTTCCTTTTCATTAGAAAAAGAGAGCCTGTCGTGCAAGCTCTCTTGTAATACTTTGTAATTTAATTATTATTCTTCAACTTCGTAATCTAAACCAGTGATTTCCTTAAATTCTTCTGCGGTATGCTTGCCTTCAGCAACATCTTCACGCATAAGTGTTGTTACCTTGTCCTTTAACTTTAAGTATGCCTTTGCTGTGGAATTGTAATTGTAATCGCCTGCCCAAATTCTGTTACGATAAATAGCTACCATATATATTTCCTCCTTATTATTTAGTATTTTTAAGCTTCCATCATTTCATAGATTTCAATTAACGCATTCTGTGTTTCTGAATTAAATTCTTCCTGCGCTTCATAATTTTCAATCATTGTCATTTCAGTAAGTACAAGTTGTTCTTCAAGAGCAGCATTAGCTTCTTCAAGTTCAATAACTCTGTCTTCAACAGTTGGTTCTGGTTCTGGAACTGGAATCTCAGGAATCTCTAAAGCAGTAAAACTTACCACTTCAGTACCTTCTTCATTTAATTCAATATCACAGAAACCTCTTGTTTCCATAATAGCTGTTACCATATCATCAGGTACAACAGCATAATCATCGCCATAAGGGTTACTTCCCCAAGCACCATTTGTCTGAATGTCTCTAACGTTATATTCACCAAAAGTCTGCTTAGAAACTACACAGAAAGGATTTACTCTCTGAGGTGGCATTTCCTCTGGAACTACCATCATTTCTTCATCAATTGGTTCATCAATAACTGTTTCATCTACAGTTGGTTCTGTAGTTTCTTCTAAATTTTCATTTAAATATTCATCAGCCATTTATTGTTTTTCTCCTTTCGTAAGAAATATTTTTAAGTAAATTTATATAATTTGTAGTAGGAGATAAGTGAACGAATCCATTTAAGATTTCGTCCATGTTATCCCTCCTTTATAAAACTTGATACATATAGGTTTCACCGTTTGTATTAAGTAAATCGTTTGTACTAGCAATCGTCAAAACACCATTTCTAAAATTGGCTTCTATAGATGATATTGAATTTGTAGTCATAATGCCATAATAAGTTATAATCGCAAATCCTTTTATAGAAGTAATAAGTAAAGCATTACCAATTCCGCCAGTGTTGATAGTTCTACTTGTAGCACTACCATTACCAACATAACTACCACTTGGCTTGTTGCCTGTGTCTAAAATCTTGTGATAAGCACTACCATCAGGAGTAATTCGTCTGAATGCTCCATCTTCCGCCTCTGTTTGCGCCAAATATCCGCGGTGAACACCATTACTTTTAAAACCAATTCTCACAACATTATGAACGGCATCGTTAAATGTAACGGTAACATCTTGGGAACGTGAGATGATTTCTCCACCATTAACAGGCAGAGCATAACTTCCTACGTTGCCACTATCGAGAATATCGTAATCTGTCCCTCCACCGCTGGAAGTTCTAACAAGTTTATTTTCACCAACAAACCCAAAATAGCCAAGTCTACCATTCGTACCTTTGAACTCCATTAACGAAGCACCGCTATTGTTGCTTTCTACTGCAATAGGAATCTGTCCGTTCGCTTTTACAGTTACGTTTCCGTTAATCGTTCCCCCACTCAAAGGCAGATAGTTTGCAAGGTCTGCGGTGGTGGCATTTGTATCCCAACCTTTCCAAGTACCTTCTGCGTAGTAATTTATTGCTAATCTTTTTGCGTCTATTCCGTAACCAGTAAGAATTACAGTAGCAGTATTTACACCGTGTCTAATACATATAGCATCACTGTACATGTATGTTTTCTCACTAGGCAAATCTCCACCATTATAAGAATCTCCATCAAGTTTATATACACGTATTGATGGACTAGGAAGAGACAACGTTTTTTCTAAAACGGAAGTTGTAATCGTTTCAAATGCGTATGTCGCATACTCACTCGAACCCTTACCGCCTAACTTGTTACTGTCGCCTACTGGTGTAGTGCCATCGAGAATCTTATCCAATTCTTCACATTTGACATAATCACTCAGATCAACATCGCCCATATTTTCAGCGATAAATTCTTTTAAAGTATCTTCTAAACTATCCCCGTTCTGATTGGAGATACACTCAATCAATGTCCGGGGATATAAATTATATTTTTCACCATTGGAGTCAGTGAATTTTAGAGTATCAATTACTCCTTTCAATTTTCTTCACTCCTTTCATTTGTATTTTTGGGCAAAATAATAGACTATATATGGTAGGAGAGTAGTACTCAACATACAATATATAGTCGAATTTTGCCAATAAAAAGTTTATTTGATTTTAGTTGTTGAGAGATGTTATCCCTCCTTTATAAAACTTGGTATGTGTAAGTAACACCACTTGCATTCAGAATATTGTTTGTATTTGCGATGTTAAGTTCACCATCTATAAACTCAACATCAGTTTGAAATGTTATTGTTCCAGTATGTGGATTCACTATTAACGCACCATAATTAACAATGGCAAATCCATTTGTACTTCTGATAACACAAGTATTTCCAATACCACCAGTACTAATAGTTCTACTTGTAGCACTACCATTACCAACATAACTACCACTTGGCTTGTTGCCTGTGTGGAGAAGTGGGTAGTTTGCGGTTTGTTCTGCATTCTTAAATGCTGGCGAGTTTTTGCCATTGAAACCTATAAAACCTAATATTCCAGTACTGTTTCCATACACTACAAAAGGGTCACCCTCCTTGGTGTTTTTAACACCAAATACGTTATAGTCACTGTTTGATACTACGCACCCACCATAATAACCGCCAGTCTTAGGCAGATAGTTTGCAAGGTCTGCGGTGGTGGCAAGTTCATTCCACACTACATCAGAACCGTATTCATTTCCTACAAACGTCATATTTCTTACTGGTATATGCAATAAGTAAAATGCTTCGGCTTCTCTCCATGTTTTAATTAAATACATATTTTTAAGAGCGTCTGACGGTAAATCAGTTATAGTAACATAAGCCATTCTGATAAGATATACACCAGTAGGTGCATCTTTAACGCTAGTCCAAGAGCTATCCCACTCTTTGTAATTTTCTAAATAACCAATTTCTTCCGCTAACGCATACTCACTCGCATCCTTGCCGCCTAACTTGTTACTGTCACCTACTGGGGTAGTTCCGTCAATGATATCAGAAAATGTTTCAGCAATCTTATTTCCATCCCCATCAAATGTCGCTTTGGTTGCTTCCGGTACAACTGTAGTTCCGTCTATAATATCCTCAACACTCTCGGCCGTAGCAAAATAATCTGCCCTATGACCTTCCAATGTATCAGAATCTACAAGTAACAACTCGCCAGCGTCTTCAACTTCATCAAAATTAATATATGTTGCGCCATCTGGAAGAGTTGGTTCATTTGCTAACTCAACAATTGCATCTTGTACATTTGATGCAGTTAATCTATTATCAGTGTTATCAAAGATAATTGCACTTGCATCATTACTTATATCATCTGGTAATTGCTCAATTGGAAGTTTACCATTCTCATCCAAAGTTGCAACACCTTCTGGCAAACCTTTATCCGTAATAGGAATAAAACCAGTACCAGCTACAATACCTTCACAGGCTTCCGCAGCTCTATTAGCTCTATCTGTTGCCTTATCAGCATTCTCAATAGCAGTAGCAGTATTTGTCTGTCGTTCAGTTTCCTGACTCTGACGTGTGGTTTCATTCTCTTCACGAGTAGTTTCTGCTTCATCTCTAGCCGTTTCCGCAGTTTCTCTTGCAGTTTCCGCAGTAACACGACCAGCTTCAGCAGTAGCTCTTTCTTGCTCGGCAACTATACGATTTGCCTCTTCAATATCTCTTTCATTTTCTGCCTCAACTCTATTTGCTTCAGCAGTTTCTCTTTCAGATTCGGCAGTCTCTCTAGCTGACTCTGCGGTAGCACGTTCATTCTCAGCATTAGCTCTAGCAGTTTCAGCCGTTTGTCTGGCAGTCTCAGCATTAGCACGACTTGTTTCAGCAATTACTCTTGCGTTCTCATTGTTAATACGTTGATTTTCATGATTAACACGAATGGTCTCAGCACTTACTCTTTCTGCTTCCGCAAGAGCAATTTGAGATTGTAATGCTCGCATTTCTTCTGCAATCTCTGTAAGACTAATAACAACCTCGTTATCTTCATATTCGAAGTCATTAGGCATTGGTCTAGGTCTAACCGGGATAGTAATAACCTCAACAGTTTTAGCACTACCACCATCGCTTAAATATACATAAGCCGTAATATTATAAGGTTCAGTAAGCAAAATATTTGGGATAACAACCGTTAAAGTTCCGTCTGTCTCAATTTTAGATGAAGTCATTAACGCCTTTTCACTGTTTTGATTACAAAAATGAAAGTATGGAGCGACATCAAATCCATGGTCTTCTATATATAAAGTTTGATTAGAGTCCCATTGATACAGGGCAGTAATGGTATTACCATACTTGTCTAGACATGTACAATCAAACATTTATTCTATTCCTCCTTTCGTAATTAAAATAGGAGAGACCTTTATTCGATCTCTCCTTGCTCATTTGTTTCTTTATTTAAATGTTCATTACGTTCTTGAACAGCTCTCATTACAACATCATCCGCTGTCCTTTCTACCTTGTCGTAAATATCCTTAAGAATAAGTCTCTTTACTTCAATAGGTAGATTACAAGCATTAATTTCACTTACAATCTTTGCTGTAAATTCTCTAATAGCTAAATCCATAACTAACTCCTTTTTATCCAATTATATTTATGCCTGCGCAAGTTTTAACACTTCTGCTTCAAATTCTGCATAATCTGCATCGCATGCTTCCTGATTTGCAAAATAAAGCTCTGTATCTCTTACAGACTTACCTAAATTAACCGTCTTATCTTCATTAATAGATGCCCACATAGTAATGACAACTACATTGTCAATGAGAGAATTTGCGTTAATATTTGTTACTTTTGTAAAATTACTCATCATATTATTTTTCCTCCGTATTTCAGTATTTAATTAATTTACATGATAATTATTTATAATTGCCATAACATTTCCTATAGCCGTAGTAAGATCAGCTTGAGTAACATAGTTACTGTGCGTGTGGCTTAATGGAGCACAAATCTGACCAACAAGACCTCTTACATATTGTATTGTTGGAATAGCATTATTGTCTCCTGTTCCATTAGTAGAAGTAGTACCATAATAATATCCACCGGCATAACTACTATAAGCATGACTCTTAAATACAATATCTGGTATACTACTAACAATTGTGCTTAAATCATAATAAGTATTTGAATACCCTGGTACAGCAAGACAACTTTCCAAAGTATTCACAGTACTAGCTAGACTTGTAAAGTTGCTCTTTGAAACAACAGAATAATTACTAAATGTCACATAACCATACCCATCAGTATCTGCATATATATTTGATGTGCCACGAATAGTGCCAACCACGTCCAAATACGAGCCATCAATAATTAGACTGGCATATCCTGCACTGTTATTAGGCATCACTATAGTTGGACAAGTAAACATATTCGTCTGCATACTGTTATAATATATTTTTGTACCACTTGCATTTTCCAATGCACCGTTGACAAGAGTAAAATCACCAATTTGTCCAGCATTAGCGGTAATTTTTCCATTTGCATCCAATTGGAAATTACCACTATCAATAATTAACTGACCTGTAGACATATAGATCTTATTAGAAGATATCTGAAGTTTGCTATTAAGCTCTGCAATTAAATCATCAGAACTAACCTTTCCACTTACCTTTAACTCAATATCTGTGGCCGTCTGTGTAATCTGACTTTGTAAATTCGTGGTCAATAATCCCGCATCAGTTATTGTATAATAAGTTTTTGAAACTTCACTTCGTATTGCGTTTGCAGTCTGCGTTATACTTGATTGTAAAGTAGCGTCTGCATTGGTTCTATCAACAATTTCTGTCCGGATTAATCCATCAACAACTGTAATGTCTGTGGTCAATCTACCTTCGGTTGCTAATAAACTATCTTTGATATCATAGTAAGAGTCATATGTATAATCATTATTCCCACCAATATCAGTAATCATATCCTTCATACTATCATTGATAGATTCAAAACTACTATTAGTCTTATTCATCGCAGCATTATAGTTATTGATAATATTCGAACTATTTATCAATATCTCTTTTACCGGCGCAAGACTATCTATCTTTCTTGTAGCATCACTGAATGTAACCTCAATATTCTCCAGATTATCAAAGTCTATCTCATAATCCATCAAGCGAAGCTTATATATCTTTCCATCATCATCTTTGACTCTTATCCAGTTGCCACATTCAAAATAATCAGTTAATACCTTAAACTCCGGAATAACTAACAGATTCTTTAATGTGGAATCAATAGCATGAGTATATGTAGATACCTTAGAAATTTCATACTGTGCTAAATCCATAAACTCATTCGCTCTCTGGAATAACTCTTTATTCGTCAGATAGTCTGAAATATAATTCGTATTAGAAAATGTTCCTTCACGTCTATATGAGCAGAAATCTAACCATAGGCTACCAAGATAGGTTTCCAAATTAAGCTTATCATTGATAACTTTCTTTAATGTTAACAATCCGGCCTGCATATTCTGCATTACCTTAACTTCGTTTTCACGAGTAGTTACTTCTGCTTGAATATATGAAATCTTGTTATACACTGGCTGATAAACCTTAGAATATAACTCGTTATCACTCTTATCAATTTTTTGCTCGGACAGCAACTTTAAACACTCTGTAAAACATGTATTTAAAGAATTTAATGCAGCTAAACTATATTTCTTTAACTGTGCTTGAAAATCTGTAGCACTCATATCAAGCATCTGAGTAATTGAACCATACTTACCCTTCATACCATTGTATAAGGTTTTCTTTAATTTCTGGTCAATATATGTCTCATAATCTGCATTTACAGTAACACTAATCATTGCAGAATCACATGTATCGCGTTCATCACTATAATTAGTAACTGTAAAATTACCAGTCCATGTGCTTCCACTAAAACTGGACTTCTTAACCGCAATCTTGTATCGTGGATCTGCCGCAATCTTCGCTGCATTTAAAACAGCAGTAGAAGCATTTGATAATGTCATATACTTCGCATCTACAACAGCAACAGGAGAGAGGGCAGAAGCAGTTAACTTTGCAGCTTCAATACTCGCAGTAGTGTCTTGCAATACAATACTTGGTAATAAACCAGACTTTAAAAATACCTCTAAGTCAACTGCATCATAATAATGTTGCATAATAGGAGAGTACCCAGTTAACGAACTTCCAATAGTAGTTGGACTAATATCTTCACTGGCATCCTTATACTTATTTACCAGAGTATTATAATTACTTACCGGCAGAGAAGAGATACTAGATACATACTTATCCCTATAGTAATCATAATCATTGCTATATCTAGCAAGTAATTCCTGCAACTCAACATCCATGTCCTTTACATTTGTGCCGGGATTCCAAATATAACTTGTGCCATTTGGATTACAGTTACGAATGGTGGCAGTCATTAAATCGTCTCCACCTTCAAGATAGAAACAATTCTTAACATCATCCTGATTGACTGTAATGGTAATTTCTTGCCCCAGATCTTCCCTTGACACACAAATTGTAGTGTCCTCTCCATAACCATGTGTTACATTAGTGCTTCCACAATTTAAACATTCGTTGATAAAACTACCTCTTGCTCCACATGCTTTACAATAATTTTTTAAATCGTACACAGAAATAGTGCGCTTTGGTTTATTGTTTGCAGTAGAAACAGAATTGTATACGAACAATACATCTAATTGTTCTGCAATTTCATCAAAACATTCAGACACCGACTTATCATTAAAAGAAAATACTCTCTGAATACCCTTTAAATGTTCATCAACATGTTCAATGGTATAGTTTGGATTCTTATCTAATAATCTATGTAATAATGATGCCTCTGGCTTATCAGGGTAATAGAACAAAGTAGGCATCACATAATCATCACGTAAAATATCTGCTTCCGTGTTAATTTCCATATTATGGATTTGTGTTTGACCTAATTCTGCTTCGCCAAGTCTTTGCAAAACAACACTTTTTACTACCTCGTCAGAATGATTTTCATTAACCTTCATCTCAAACCAAGTATCTATGTCCTTACACCATACAAGTTTAAAATCTAAAATATCATCCCAATATGGTGTAATTATATCTCCGTCATATTTATTAACTTTAAAAAACATCTCCGGATGTTGCATTGCACCTTTTAATCTGACTTCAGATATATTACTTAATTCACCAATGATTGTCCCGTTTCTTCTTGCGAGAATTAGGGTAGGATTGTCAACATTGCCATTAACATCAAAATGTAATTTAATAGCCATACTAAATACCTACCTTTCTAATTGGTTGATAAATTATTTTCATAGTACAAGGTAATGAAAAGGTAAGCTTATTACCTCTTTCTCTAAAAGTATTTGCTACTCTAAAAAATACATAATTAAAATCATTCTGTATTTGATGTGTTGGAATAGAAGAGGAGATAACAGGATATTCCATTGTAATGACCTCACCTGCTACACAATTCTCAATAATTGTATCCCTATTTTCAAGGGCATTATGAATTTTAAGTGTACCGGCCGCATTACATGTAATCTCAACTTTTGGGTAAATATATCCAATCTCATCTGATATATCTTTAAAGATTTCTATCTGATTATTCTTTGTAATCCTAAATGTCTTTCTAATCGGTTCATATAAAGCAAAAGGTCTATTAGTGTTTAATTCAAGCTCAAGACCAATTATATGTCCGAAAAATTCAATTTTACTAATATTAAAACTGGCTTCAAAATAAATATTTTCATATTCTTCCTTAATGATTTTAAATTTATAAAACCCCTGTCGATTTAACCAACGAGTTAAATTTGCCATCTCATCTAAGGTGATATAACATTCCTCTTGACTTTTCCCCTCTGGGTTTTTACAGATTTGAAATGTAGTAGTGAGACATTCATTATATTTTGTGTTCGCCAATTCATGCTTGCTTCCGCTTAAAGTAGGAGATGTGTTAAATTCGATATTTGAACCATTGGTTACTGTCTCTTCATTGTTAGAACTAAAAGAACACATGATAAAACCAAAGTCACTGAGAAGCAAGCCATCATATTCAAAATCATTTGCTGTCATTTGTAATTCACCTCCGTATTATTTTCTCTTTAGATCGAACACCCAACGCTCAATAGCGTTTCGTCCTTTCACAGTTTTCTTAAAATCTTGCATTTCTTTTAATAATGCTTGATATTTATCTTTCATAGCATATGCTTCATTTAAGGCACCAAGTAATTCATTTCGAAGTTCTTCATTCTTACGTATAAATTCTTCACTATATCTACTTGCTTGCACATGTGCTTCAATCTGTGCCTTTAGTTCTGCATTTTCTTTAGCTAACTCAAGATTTCGTTTTCTTAAAATTTCTTCCTTCGTCATAATTTACTCCTTATTAAAAGAGTCCCAGATTTCTCCGGGACTCTTAATTATTTTACCTGATTCCAGTTAAATACTTGTTAAATGAATTACCACCAGTTAAACCACTAGCAACCATATCAGTAATCAACTTCTCAAGCTTCTTATTCTTCTGAAGCTCGTTCAGAAGAGTTTTTGCATCAGTTACATTGTCAAGTGGGAATGAAACATTAACTTGCTCGACATTAGTGGTATTGTTATTAACACCATTGCCACTAAGAGCCTTCTTCGCTTCTTCAGCAGCCTTTGCGGATATTGCCTGCATTGAAGAGGAGATGAAAGTGTCGCTATATTCAGGGATTTCTGGCATGGATACTAATCCTGAAGAGTATGGTCTATATGTAACGCCACTTGGAGAAACAAAAGAACCATCACTTGTAGAGTCACTAGAAGACGAAGGAACTTTAATATCAATTCCATTAATGGCAGTTACAATACTCTGTGCAGCACCACTAATTGCTCCATTTACAGATTCTGCGGCACTGATAATAGACGCACCAATACCAGCCGTGTTCTGTTTGATATCATTTGCAGTAATATTATTAGCTTTAATCTGCTCAACACCATCTGCAATGGAAGTACCATTATCATTAATACGTGTCTTAATATCGCCAAGATTAGTATTCAAGGTATCGTCTTGTAATAATGAAGTTAAACCAGTATTAATATCATAACCAATATCCTTTGCGGCTTGATTAACCGTTTCATTAACAAGTGCAGAATTTTCTTTTGCCTGTGCCATAGCATTCAGGAATAATCGTTCAGTATCCTCTGCTTGTGTATCTAAGACATCGGAATACTGTTCAATAACATTGTTAAGGATTTCCCGCTGTTCAGAAAGATATTGTTCGTACTGATCACTCTCAAGATCATTATTTGCTTCATTAAGCTCAAGTTGCCACTTCTGCAATTGTGCTTTGGTTTCTTCTGAATTATCCCCGCCACTAGAAGCCGACGCAATCATTTTTCGAAGTTGGGCAATACGTTTTGTCTGGTCAGCAGTCTTTCTTTGCTGGTCATAAATATCCTTTTGTAACTCTAATTCCTCAAGGTAAGAATCACAAAGTTCCTGCAAAGCTTCTTTCTGTTTTTCATAACCCTCACGCACCAAATCGGCAATGACTTCCTTTTCTTGCTCTGCGGCCAGAATCATTTCCTGCTGCAATTCAAGAATTTCATTACGTCTTCGAAGTAGCTCAACATCATCCGGTGAATTAGCTATCTGACTCTCAATGTCTTGAAGTTCCTTTGCATAACGAATAGACTCCTCAAGATAACCATTGTAGTTAACTCCATGTAAACCGACAGAAGTAATACCCGCGTCAGTAAAACCACCGTCATCATTAATCAGCTTCTGACCATCTAATAAATCAATTAAGAAATCTGATTCTCCCATAACACGCTGCGCGTTTTCACGGTTGAAATCAAAGATGTCCCATTTTGACTTACGAAGTTCATTCTCTAAATCAATATATTCTTTTCGTGCATTTGCTAATTCAACACCAAGTTCACCAATCTGTTGTGTTAAATCATACCAAGCTTCAGTACCTTCTTGTACATCAGAATTTCCAAACTCTTCATTTAAATCAGCAATTTGCTTTTCTAAAGTACTAATCTCGCCATTCTTAAGTTCTTTTAACGTCTCATAATAACCTTGAACTGCTAAATGTCCCTTTGCTTGAGCAGTAGCCAACTGTGCTTCAATAAGATTTGCTTGGGTTTCAAATCCGGCAAGGATAGAATCATACTTCGTCTGGATATCATTAAACCCTTGACTACGAAGCTCATTAAGACTACGCTGACTGTCAGCAGCAGCGTCATCCATATCAATGGCCTTTTCATACCACTTGATATATTCTTGGATGTCCTCAATCAACTGTTTATCATTAACTTTACTTATGTCAAGAGTGCCAGACTGAATCTTTTTAATCCAATCTTGACCGAGACCTACGTTATTTGCTTCAGATAAATATCTATCACGAGCTTCTATTTGAGCATCATACAACTTCTCAGTTTCAATAATTTGACTCTGTAAAGCTGCGTCACGTTCTGCCCATGTAGCATATACATCACCAACAGTGTCACCAAAATCACTAATCTTATTTTCAAGACGAGAGATATAGGTTTCAATCCAGTCAAAGGTTTGGTCACTAGAACTTCCGGAACCAGAGTCATAAAGCTCGTTTAACAGTTTTTCTAATTCTGATAAATAAGCCTCAACTTTCTCTTGTTCTTCTTTAGCAACCATCAAATCGGTCATAGCTGAACCGTATTTTCTTTGATCGTCAACACTCCAATTAGAACGTCCCTTTTCATAAAGAGCAGTCAGTTCTGCTTTTCGTGCCTTAATTCTGATATTAATATTCTCAAGTTCTTTTTGAGTGTTCTTAATATCTACGGCAACAGCTTCATTACTTGCTTTGATTTTGGTGTTAAGTAAACTAACTATAGCATCTTCTTCAAGACTATATCCGTTTTCAAGTTTAACAATCGCATCACTTAAATCGCCATATTGGTCAATAAGCGAAGCAGTCTCTGCTACATCGAAACTTTCACCATTTTTTACTCTTTCAAGAAGATTTTCAAGTTCAGCTATTTCTTTACCAAGCTTTTGTGCATTACCCTTTGGATGATTAATAATTTCATCAAACATTGCATTAATAGCATTTGTCATCTGAGGACATTCATCCAAAGCAATCTCACGCATCTTTTCAGCCAATGTTTGCAAAGCACCTTCAAGATTTCCGACACCTTCTTCGCCGGTTACACCAAATTCTTCAAAAACAAACGCTTGTTCTCGGAAATCTGCCATAAGAGATGTGATGTCAGAGGAGGTCAAATTGTGCAAATTGCCCAAATTCTTGCTAATCAAATCAATCTTTGATTGATACTCGGATAGGGCTTCTGCATCTTCCGGAGAAATGCCAAATGCTGAAATACCATTATTACTTGTTGCAACGGCTTTGCTTGCTTCTGCAATTGCATAAATTTCATCACAGAATGCCCGAGCAACAGTTTGACCGTCTTCTAAAATTAAATTACTATCAACTAATTCCTTATGAAGTTTCTCATATCCCTGTATAACTTCAGGTGTTAATTCGCCAGATTTAGCCATAGCAACCAATTCATCTTTACTCTTTTCAAGACCCTCAGTGCTAAATATATTAGAAATTTTCGTATCATTCCATTGAGAAGGATCTGTATATGAAAAAATCATTCTTAAGATTCTATCAATTTCATCATACGTTTCAATTATTTCTTTTTCTGAGCTGGTTAACGGAGAACCTTCTAAAGATTTTTGAATTGCTTTTTGATATTCTTCTTCTAATACAAGCTGCTTATCTTGCAAGTCAGAAATACTATCATCTAAAAGAGTTGTAGCGGCATCAATATCATCAATGTATCCTTGAATATCTTCCTCAATGTACTCTGTATCGTCGCCAGACTCAAGTGCATCATTCAACTCCATTTTGCTTTGTTCTAACAATTCATTTGCACGAATTAAACTTGCAATACTTCCAACAACATCATACTCATCTTTTGGAGTCGGGAAACCGGCATTACTAAGTAACGTATCAACAGATTGTTCGGAAACATCATAGTCTCCGTATGAAGCTTCATATGCATCAACCGCTTTATTCGCAGCCTCTTTAGATGCCTTTTCTGCACGTCGGCTTTCTATATCTTGTTGTAATAGTAATTCTTTAGTAATTGCTTTTAATTCGTCAAGTTGACCCTTTTCAGCATAAGTAAGCTTATCCTTAGATTCCAACTCTTCAATGGTTTTGTTATGTTGCTCTAATTCTTCGGTAATATTTTTAAGTTCATTTTTTGCATCAGAATATTCTTGAACAGCATCATCCATTGCTTCATTTGCTTCTTTTGCAGAAACGGTTAATAAATCATATGCACTTACCAAACCAATTACAGCAGTTGCAGCCATAATAGCCCAACCAGCAGGATTGGTAAGCATCCATTTTCCCATAACTTTAATAGCAGAAGATATTCCTGCTTTCAAAGCTTGCCAACTGGTTAATTGTACACCATTTGCGGCAGCTAACCATTGTTGATATTTGATTAATTCTTGTACTTGTGTTATAATTCCAGATATCAGACTATATTAACATTTGTGGATAATGTCAAAAGGAGTACAAGCTTATGAAAAAATGTCCAAATTGCAACAAGGTTTACAGAGATTTCGACCAATATTGTTTGGTATGTAGATACAAATTAAAATACATAGATGGCACAGAAAAGGTAGATTTTGTCCCACCTCAACACGAACCATCATATGCTCCGAAATCTAAACCAACTGTAGAATGCACTTATTGTAAGTCTACCAACGTCAAAAAGATTACAACGACAAGAAAATTCTTTTCCACCGGATTCCTTGGTTTAGCAAGCAACACCATAGGAAAATCTTGGCACTGTAATAGTTGTGGTAGCGATTTTTAATACATAAAATTTGAGGACTCGTCAAAAGATGAGTCCTTTTTTCGCTTCCAATAAAAGAAACAATTTATTCACTACCCGTCGCATGATTCTGGATAGGGTAGTATTATCCATCCACACCGTCATGCCGGTTTTATCTTTCGCTAGGTATATGTTTCTCATTTGTGACGCATTCTTACATCTTAACTATGGAATGCTCATAGCCCTAACCGGACGAAAGAATATGATGTATATATTCTTATTGGTTTATAGATTGTCGTCCTCAATCCCGTCTCGAATGTCTATTTGTAGCACATCGTTGCAGATTTTGCTACATATCCATTTCATTACTGTGGGGCTTCTTCTCCGGAGAGAAGTTTGCCTGCTGACCACGAGAGTTTACAGATTTTTACGAGCCTATTCCGTCACCAAAATAGGAGAGTACTGTAAGGTTTACTCGCTTCCCAGTTATGTTCCAATAAAACATAAATCTATTCAGACCATATCGGATATTTAACTTTATGTATCTCATAAAGTGCAATGTAAAAACTCATGTATCCATGATAGGACTCATTGCTAACGGCATACTCATTGAGACTGGCGACGTTTTGCCATGTCTACCGTTTCCTGATGCTAAGGATTTTACTCCAAATGCTGTACCTACACCTGCAAGTACAGTTGGGATTACTCCCGCTTTATCTATCAGTGCAGTGAAAACTTCAATTAAAGTTCTACCTGCATCAATTGCTCCGCCTAAAAAGTCAGAGTCTAATACTGTTGTTGATAATTCTTCGAGACTAGCCTTTAATTTATTAGTCTTCGCCTCTAAACCTTGTTCCCACTTTTCCTGTTCGCGCATTGCAGAACCAGCACTACCTTCGGCTGTTGCATAGGCTTTTTCAATTAATTCATAATTCTGAAGTGCGGCAGCAAGAGAGTTCCCAGCCCTCTTTCCCGCCAAGGCTTCCAATAAACCAGCACGATCAACATCATTAAGATTTTCCCACTCTTTACCGATTCCAACTATAATCTCATATATGGACTTAAAGGTATTTTCATCTTCCATAATATCGAAGCCTGTCATACCCTTAACAAGATCACGTAATTTAGAAGTGGACTCCACCATACCTTCTGTATCTTCGCCCATGTCTTCTAATTCTGTCTTTGCACCTCTAATACGAGCAGAAACAGTTTTCCACATTGTTCCAACAGATTCAGGGTCTTGAACTACAGTATTGGTTGCTGTAATTAATGCAATAGATTCAGATAAATCTGTGTTTGCAACATTAAATGATGCGGCAGAACGTTTTAAGGCTTCGCCTATTCCGGCTGAATCAATAGCATAATTGTTAGCAACTTCGTTAAACTTATCAACAATACTCTCTGCCTCACTTGCATCTAATTGAAATCCTTGCAAAGTAGAAATTAAAGATTCATTAGCTGTATCAACATCAATCCCATCGCCAACGTTTTTATAAAGCGTAGCAACTCTTGCTAATTCTTCTGCGGCATCTGCATCGTACCCCATTCTCGACCAATCGGCAGTAGCACTAATAACATCCGAAATAGTAGAGCCTAAATCCTTGGCGGCTTCAGCAGAGTTTCTAAAACTCTGTTCCAATCTTGAACCAGACATATCAGAAACTTTTTCAAGCTCAATCATCTGCTTGTCTATCTCTGCAACATTTTGATAACCTCGTCTTAACAAGTTAAATAAATCATATACACTTAAATACATTGCAAAGAATTGTGCTGTAATACCTTTTATCTTTTTACCCATTAAGGTAAAAACAGAATTGCCAGTTTTACCGCTTTCTTGCAAACGATACTTGTATTCCGCTAACTTCTCATTTAATGCAGATACATTTGTAACAGTGCCTAACACATCTCGATTATCAATAACAATTTGATATTCTTGACTTAAAGACCTAAATAACTCTTTTAAGCCGGCAGGCATGGCTGTGTTTTCATTCAGAATCTTTGCAATTGCTTCTTTTTGCTTGTAGATATCTTCAACATCAACCAACTGAAAATCGAAGTTTTTAGTATGAGCATTAAGTGTATCGAGCATTTCTTTAATCTCTCGCTCAAGTCTGTTTAACTCATTTGCTTGTTCTTCAGATACAATTTGTAGTCCTTTTTGCTTGTTAAACTCTGCAATCTTTTGCTCAAGTGCAGCTATCTCTTGGTTGTAATCTGTGTTGTATTGGAATTTTTTTCTGTTTACCAAAATATTATTTAATTTATTTTGATAACCACTAACTTTATCTTCGCTAGACTTAATACTATTTTCTAAGCCCTTTTTAATTTCTTCATTATTCTTTTCACGGAGTTCAAGTTCTTTTCTAAGCTCTTTATTAATAGCATTATTTTCTGCTATTTGTTGACGCTTCTCTTCAGCTTTTCTGGCTAATTCCGCTTGCTCTCTACCTTTTGCCATTTCTTCAGCTAAAGCGGCTCTATCTTTATATTCTGCCTCAAGTGCTTTGTTTGATGCCTTAGCTTGCGCTTCTATAAGCTTTTCGCTTTCTTTTTGTTGACGAATTAATGACTGCTCACGCTTATTTGCTATTTGATTAGCAAGCTTATGGTCGCTAGTAGAAACATTATTAGACATTTCCTTGGCAGCATCTGCTTCGGTTTTAATAGCAGTAGAAGATGCTTTTGCACTTTCTTCAACCAATTTATTAGCTTGCGCAAATTTCTCTTTTGCATTAGCAGCTTCAAGCATAGAATCTGCTACTTTACTTGTTTCATTAGATTCGTCAGCTAAATTAGGTGTTGTAGCATTAATAGAAGCTGCAACAACTTGAGGTGTATTTACCCTAGAAGAAATTTTTAACTTTCTTGATTCCGTAGAAGTGGAAGATGTTTGTACTTTAGAAAGTTCTTCTTCTAATTCTTTAACTTTATTTGTAAGTTTTTCAACATCATCAATAGAAGATGTTACGTTAAGACTTCCGGTAAATGTATTTTTAAATTCGGTAGCAGACAAAACAACTTGATCAAGTTTGTCAGCAATTATACCTAATTGAGAGCTTATCTCCATAAGCTCATTTTTTCCAAACAAATCACCAAGAGGATTATCTGTCTTTTTCTTACTAGTGGCTCTATTAAATTGGTCTGTTGCGTTTCTAACCTCTTTTAAATAGTCATCGTAACCCTTACCAAGCTTACTTTTATATGTATCTTTACCAAATTGTTTTTCAGCCTTACTAATAACCTCTTTATAAGCACCGATAATTTCTGAAATTGATGCATCCTCTGGCTCAAAGAAGCGCAACATTTCTTTGTTAGTCTTACCGGTTGACTTCATCGCATTAAATAAACTACGATAAGCCTCCAACTGTCTGTTCATTGATTTAGAAACTTTTTGATTCAGACGCTCATTGACTTCTGAGCCTAAATCCATATTCACATTTAAATTAATTTTTGATACGGACTCACTTAATTCTTTCACGGAATCTTGAACAGAACCAATCACTTTTAATAATGGAGAAAATTCTTCACCATCACCAACATCAACTAAAACATTTTTCACAGAATCTAAACTTGACTCTATTTTCTTAAACATTTCATTTAATTCTTGAAACTGTTGAGCATCAATAATGCTATTTGTGCCGCCAAGTTCCTTTATAGAACTTAAAAACGTTGACAGCCCTTCAGTATTAAAGGATTGAAATGCAGAAGATATCTTAACAATTTCGCCATGCAGATCTCTAAGAATTAGTACAAGCGCATTAAGTTCTTTTGCGTTATCGCCCTCAGCGGCAGGAGAGTAGTTTTGAATAGATTCACGAAGTTTTTCTTGTACAAATTCAATTGCATCGGCATATTCATGATAAAGGCGAATTTGTCTTTCCATTGACTCTTGATTACTATTGCCCCACCTATCAGTCTCTTCTCCATTTGCCACTCTATTTTGGTACGCTGTAGCCATGTATAATGCTTGCTCTTGAGCCTGCTTCAATTCTTCCAGTTTATCAGCATATTTCTGCAATTTATCTTCATCATAAGAAAAATCATATTGCCATTCATTTACTTTGCCTCGTTCATGTTCGGCCTTTAATTTTCGTTCCATCTCAGCCTGGGTAAGCTTTTCGATTTTTTGAGCAGCTTCTTCAGCAGCTTGTCCTTGTTTCTCGTAGGCTTCGACGGCAGACTCACTTGCTGTCTGAGCATTCATCCCCATCTCAAGAACTAGGTTAGCAATTTCACTTACATCTTGTTTTTGCGGAGCAAAAGAAGACCAAGCTGAGAAATTTAATCCCTTAATTTCACCACCTGCCTCTTGTAATTGTTTTACAAGTGGCTCCAACTCTTTAAATACAACAAATGCCTCTTTAAAATCTGAAACATTAAATTGATAGGTAGACTTACCATTTTTATCTAAAGTTGCCGCTTTCATTGCCTCGCGCATTTTAGACACAAACTCGTCAATTTGCGGATTAATATCAGCTAAATTACCACCTAATGCTTCAAAAGCATTTGCATATCTTAACAATTCTGTTTGTTTACCACCATTTTTGGTAGAGTATAAATTATTAATATCAAATGTGCCATTTCTCTTATCATTCTCGATTTGAGAAACTAAAGCATTCCATTGTGTTTTTACATCAATTGTGGCATTCTCAAAGGATTGAAAGTATTTAGCTTTATTAGATTGTTTAAACCCATCAAGCAACTTATTAATAGCATCTGTCAATTGAGCAACATCTTCTGTGGCATCACCCATATTAGTTGTAATATTAATTGTGGCATTTTTCCCAGATAAATCGTCTACTTTCTGAGATAATGATTCAACTGCTTTACCAACATTGCCTAAAGCATCAACCATTTTGTCTGCGCCTTTTTTTATATGATCACTCATATCAATTTGATTGTTCATAAAATCACCAACTTTCTATTTATAATTAAATAATCTATAGCGTGAATATACTAACTCTAACGCTTCGTCATAACGGTCTTCTGGAGTTCCTTTGATTATCTTGCTTTTCCCGTTACGATAATTATCAATTTCATTTTCAATTCTAATTTTAGGCGGCATACCTTTACGAATCGCCGCACCATATCCATGCTTACTTTGTCCACTCCAAGAAGAGTATGGAGGTTCGTTTTTTGCATATATAGGTGGTGCAGTTCTGTACCAATATTGCCCCTCATGAGGATGTTTTCCCCATTGTTCAACTTTATTTTCTGCTATTGTATTTGCACCACCGTGATAGCCCTCTATAAAGGCCATTTGAAAAATATATTCGTTGGTTGCTCTATGTTCATGATCATACCCATCTGGCATATAAGAAGGACTAAAGTCCCAACCGATTATACAGTTGTTAATTTTGACTTTATATGCATGGTACAAACTATATTCTCTTTTATAGAATTTTGGGGTGTAACTTTCATAAAATTTATCTATACAAGAGTCCATAATATAATACAAATCCTCATAAATTGCGGTAGTTGTCTCTTTTGTAATATCTCTCTTTATTTTTGACGCATCATTAACAACCTCGGCTATATCATCTGCAATTGGTTTTAATTCTTTTTGTATTTCTTTACATAGCTGTTTTAATAAAGTCAAAATATAGTCCTCCCTTCCTTTCTTAATCAAAAACAGCCTCCGGGCTTTGACACACCGGAGACCGTAAACCATATATTATTTACTTCTTGAAATTATTCTTTAATGTAGCAAAGAAATTCTTCTTTTCTTCTGCCGGTAATTCATTAAATACTTCTGCGATAGAGCCAAGTTCCTTACCAAGTGCAGTACTAAAAATCATGCTTACTTTTTCTACAAGGTCGGAGACGTAGGCGGCCACACTTGCATTTTCGTTATGCCATGTATCAAGAATCTGTTCCTGAACTGTGAGAAGTTCATTTAAATCGTCACCAATTTCATTTAAAATCATACTCCATGCACCAGATTCCTTCAATAAATCATATGCTTCCCAAATATTCGCTACTTCCTTACCATCTGCATTTGTAGTCTTATCTACTTCAAGGTCTGTATACAGAATAAGAATAGCACCAACAAAATTTAACTTGGACACAAACATATCTACATAACGACCTGACTTACCATGTTTTACACAACTATCCATCATAATGTCTAACACATTTCTCTTATGTAAGATAGGAGCATAGTGTCTAATTACATGCTTCTTTACCATTGTAAGCTTATTATTCTCATTTGTTACCTTCTTAAAATCTTCTACGAATTTTGATACAAGAGTTTTGTTTGTTTCTGTATTACTCATAATATTATTTCTCCTTTTAATTCCTAATATTTTTATATATCCGCCAAAGTGCCAGCCTCCACTTGAATAATTCCATCTTCATTAAAATACTTACCAAGTGTTTCATCTGTACTTGTATCATTGTATAAATTTACCATGTCGGCAGAGTCCCATCCCACAATTTCTTGAATTACATTAGACGGAAGATTGCTCTTCGAACACTCTGTTGTGAAGAAATGTCTGAGAGAGTGCCAGTAAAAATCCTTGCCTAATAATCGAGTAAATGTTTCTGCCCAACTATTTAATGTATCTGCACTAATAGCCACTTCGTTACTATATCCATCAGATGTCTTTGCCGGGAATAACCATTCACTGGTAATTCCTAAACGCTCACGTTCATCCATCCATAATTTTAAATATGGGTCAAATTGATTTTTAAACACATACAAGTAAAGTAATTTTCCTTTGGAACCTCTACCTTTTGTTGTTACCTTTTCCGGAGTCTTATACAATGACCCAAACATAACATTCTCTTCAGAGAAATATGATGTCTTGAAACGTGGCAATTCTGCTTTTCTTCTGCCGGAACTCATTGCCAACGACAGAACGCATGCCTGTTCATACTTCTCATTTTCAACAAGCTTATCTAATAATGCTTGAAGTTCTTCTCGTTCAAAGATGGTCTTTTCACGAACTGCTTCATTTACAGGGTTCTCAATCTTTTTAATTACTGAACGATATCCTTCATATTCAGGTTCCTCGTCCAAGATATTTTCTATGAAATTTGAAAGAGAGGAGATGACAGACTTAACTCGTCTGGTTCTCTTAGGACTCCATTGCCATTCATTAATGGCATGGTTTTGGAATTTAGCAAATTCACGCTTGGTGATTTTAACAAATTCTTTGTTACCGTTATTCTGTAAATTCCACGCCCAGAAAATATTTAAATCTTGTTCGTACTGATAAATAGTAGTCTTTGCTCTGTCAATAGATTTTAAATATTCTAAAAACTCCTTCATCAAATACTTATTTTCTTCATTCACTTGTGCCAATAATTCTGACGATGTTATGTTATTATATACCGTAGCTCTAGCCATCCATTTCCTCCTTCGTATATAAATTTGTTATTCTTCCATATCAACTTCTTCGAACTCTGTCAGTAAACAATCTGCGCAAAGTTCTTCTCCATCAAAAATATACAATTTTTCTAAACTACCACATTTATCACATTCGTGATACGACCATTCTTCATGCTTCCTGCCACATCCAACGCATTCAGAACATCCATGGCAACGTGTTTCCGTAATTTTCATTCCTCTTACTCCTTATAAACACTAAAGTTCCAATAAGAACCAACATCAGACCACATCTCGAATCTATTTGACCAAGCATCATATTTCACATGATTTATCTGTGGACATGTATTGCAAACGTATATGTATTCTTTATTTGAAAGATTATAATTACGTTCTTCCATATAGCGGCTTAATTCGTAATCGTACATTGATTCACTCCAATACCTTTACATAGATTTCTGTTCTCGGATTATCTTTATCATAATCAGTCTTTAATGTTAATGCTCTCAAATGCGCACCATCGTCATCAATAATAAATCCAGACTCCGTGAATCCATCCATAATAAATTTTGGACTCATATTGTCTGGATCTGACCTACGTTTAGTGGGCATGTATATGGCAAATGTCATTTCGTATTGATTTAACTTATAATCTTGATATCCTAAATCTCTTATCCACCATTTGATAAAATCTTTCCATGCCTGTTTAAGAGCATTCATGGCAGGACGTTGCATTATCATCCAAGTGTTTGTAGATGGATGAATAGGTCTTTCAATAGGTTCCTTATGTCGTTTCGGATACATTTTAAAATAATATGTGTTATACCGGTCTAAAACAGATTGGTCTAAAATTAACTTTAATTCTTGCAATCCCTTTTCTCCTCAATAATCTTTCTTCTCAACTCGTTACATCGTTCATAATCCTTGCTCTCGAACAACCCGTTTACATACTTCACGACTGAATCAAATGTCACTTTTGTTCCATCAAACCATTCTCCGGACATTCTTGCGTAGCTAAAATGTTCATGTGCAATTTTTTCAATGTTATGTAACCACGTAGCAGGAGAGCAGTACCAGTTAACAATCTTTTCTCCGCCACCATTACTACCCGATAAGCTTTGAATACGATTCAGTAGATTTGTAGTTTTGCCAATTTTAATTGAATTCGCAGAGTTAAGAAGCACATAAATATATACTTGCCCATCTTCTAAAACAGGCATATTTTTCAATTCACTTTTATCCATCTATTCCTCTATAATCTCATATGTAATCACTACTGGCACAACAACCAAATCTAAACCAGTATTTCTAATACATTCTTCACAAATATTTTCTGCTACCTTTTTACTTCTAAATTTAGTCGCCTTGATAATATTATCAATGAAACAATAATTGGCATCTCGTAATGACATAATATAATTTGTTGGCTGAGATAAATCAGCAATTACATAACGATATAATTCTTTTTCTTTAAACCGATTCATTTATCTCAACTCCCTATTTTTCCATAATATATAAAGTGGTTGACTTTCTTCTCTTGAAAAAAGCATTACCAACTTATCTTCTTTAGTTACCATATCTACTGTTGTGTACATATCAATTGGGTACACATCATGTTTTACATAGAGCTTTTGCTGTTTTGGATCAATTACCCGTACAACATCCTTTAACAAATAGCGTTCTCCGCTAATTTTACTAACTTCGTATTCCATATCCTTGTACTCCTTATAAAAGTAAAAAAAAGGGGAAGTATGCCGGTGTGACACACTTCCCCTTAAAATTCACCGACACTATCTCTTTTTGTAATATTTATTTGTATTCTTATAAGACTCTTTAACAGTCTCAACTTTTTCCTCTTTAACAACTTCTGCCACTTTAGTAGTAGCATCTTCATGAAGTTTAATAATTTCTTCAATCTGTAATCTTGTACTTTCTACAAAATTCTCCATATTGGATAAATCAAGCTTAGAGATTAAATCATATGCAGTCTCTGCATCAATTTCTTTGTCTCTATACTGAGTACATACCTCATAAACATCATGGCAGTTCTGTCCGTCAAAGATAAAATACCATGTTGGCTTTCCTGCATCTGCGCCGCAGTTAGGACAGTAATGGTATTTTTCACCACAAATAATACATGTTCTACTAACTTTTCTTGCCATAGTTCCTCCAATTATTAGGGCAGACTTTTAAATCTGCCCTATATTATTTTGAGAGCAAATTACTCTTCGTCGTCACCACACATAACGATGGTATACAGTTCCTTATCTGCGGAGCAGTAGGAAATCTGCATGTCACCCTTATAATCCAGTGTACCTTCAGTAGACAGAGTAATACTTAACTCTGGGGATACCTGGAAGGATGGAATAATGATGTAGCAGCTTCTTAATGTATCTGGTTCACATGGGTCAACTGCAAGAGCCTTTAATGTAAGCTTAACAGTGCCTGGGAACTTATCAGATGCATTAGTAATCTTAACTGCATTTGCTGCCTTTCTCTCGAACTTAACAACGAATCTATCAGCAGAGTTATCTGTTGGTAGAGTTAATGTGTTACCGGAAATAGCAAATTCAGTAGCGGAAGCTGCGGAAGTACCAAGCTTATATTCCTTACCCATTGCACCGTTATTACCAAGAGCGTTAACCTTTACAGTACCAGCAATAAGTGTTTCATTTGTACCATCAACAAGCTCTACAGTAGCAGTACCCTTATTAACAATAACAATCTTAGGCATCTGAATCATGTTAGAAGTAGAACCAACAACCTTATCAGTACCGGAAGCGGCACCAATTACGTTTAAGTTAATCATTGCGTTAGTAGCGGTAAATGTACCAGCCTTACCCTGATAAAACTTCTTAATCAGAGAACCTTCTGCGGAACGAGCTTCCTTAGATTCAGCAGTTGTTTCAATTGTTGCTTCGGAAAGCTGAGTTAATGTATACAGAAGAGTACCATCTGTCTTTTCAGCAGTCGCCATTTGAATACGATCAATTACAATATCATCTAATGTAAATGCCATAATTTTTTCCTCCTTATATTATTTTTGAGTATAAAAATAGAAGAGTGTTGCCACTCTCCTTGTTTCACATAGTTATTTAGTTTCAATGCTTCTCATAAAATTAAGAGCATCTGCCCCTAGCCCCTTTACGTCGATCATTCCGGAATACATGCCTTTCATGAGAGCAGTAGTGCTTTCATATATTTGAAGTCTTTGAACACTATCCATAAATTGAACAATGCCCATATCTTTTAATTCTTCAAGTTTGTATTTAAATCCGGGATGATTAACACATGATGATACTAGAGGTAATAATGTAGATTTATTAGAATCCTTTTTACTGTTCAAAAGATTGATACGATCTTCATCTATCATCCATTCTTTTGTGGTTTTCCCTTTTGCTTTTTCAACTTTTGGGTAAATATTGAACATTAATCTTAAATATGCTGCAATATGCTTATATGTATTTTCGTCAATTTCAATTTGTTGTTCTTTGTTGTATAAAGTAACAACTTCATTTTCATCGACTTTCTTACCATATAAATCAAATCCTTGAAAATTTAAATCGCCAAACAATAATCCAGTCGTTTCAATGTTCAAAGATTTAATCAACATACAGAATAGTTCATAGTCTGATATCTTGTTCCAATCAACTCCCATATCCCATAATTGCAGTCTATAAGAAGTGGTATTAGAGATGAAAACATTAAGCATAGAATAAAATTCTCGTTCGCCAAAATGTAGTATATTACCTATAGATGGCTGTTTAATTTCAATCTCTTTATCTCCACAAACAATTCTATATGGTTCTCCAAAATACATTTTAAGCCTATCAAATTCAAATGCGTTGGAATCTGTCATGTTTATTTCCACCACCCTGAACATTATTAAGCTCTTTAATTTTAAATTTTAAAGTTCTCGCATAGTATTTTGAGTCGATTATATCTTGGAAGTCATTCACACATTTTAATTGCATACCAAGGGCATTTGTCCAACATAATAAATCTTTCACAATATAATCCAATAAATCTGTTCGTGCGATTCCATATTCAGTTTCCATATCATCTTCATGTACAAGACACATAACAATAAGATACTGGTTTTTAATAACATCATTTGTATAAGAAACGTCCGTATCATCAATGTCGAACATAACAAAATTCAACACTTCCTTCTGAATACCATTAAGTTTAAGCCATGGTACAATCTGGTCATGTCTAATTCGCTCATTATAATCCTCAATTTCTTGACGTTCTTTTAATTCGTCTTCCGTTGGGGGATTAGAGAGTTTATTTAACGGACGTTTAGGTTTCTGACCTAAAATCTCAAGCAAATCAGGGTCTTTTTTGAACATTTTCATTAATTTATCCTTTTTCCAGATAATATCATTATTTTGTTTATTCTCTAAATCCCTCATGATATTAGCTATATCACGTTTCATTCACTCACCTCCACTTCAATAGAAGAAGCGTATTGTCCATTAATATCTTCAACAGACAGAATAAACTTCACACCCTTAAGACTGGAAGCCTTGGCCGGTTTAAGTGCAACAGTAGAAAAGTCAAATTTTGTAAGCTTCATCAGACCTATATAATAAGAAATTTCTTCTTCGCTAAGGTCGTCTGTATTAGCTAATTTAATTCTCCACTGACCATCCACTTTAATCTCATCGGTTCCATCGTAGAACTTAGCCATAAAGTAAGAAGTTTGACCAATCTGAAGTAATTCAAGAGACATTTCATCTCCATAATCAAGTTCACCATCGTCACCAACATACATCCAATGAATTTCACTAGACTTGGTGTTATCCGGTGTCTCAACTACAGGTTTATCAATCTGAATATCACCTTCGTTAGAGTAATAATCGCATACACGAAGTTCAATGTTATCACGCTTTTCATCAAGTTCATCTTGTTTAATGGATAACTTGATAATACCTTGAGGATTAATATCTTTGATTTTAGTTACTTCATAAATTTTTGGATCTAAGATATTATTAGACATAAAAAATCTTTGACCATGCATGATTGTACGAGTATCACACATACCGAGAGATTCTAACTTGTCTCCATATGTATGCCAAGTGTCATTTATCCAAATGTTTGTAAGATCATCAAGACTGGCACTTAAGTCATCTCTCCAAGTACCGGCGGTATATGAACTAGCTAATTTACTACAACCCCAACAAGTCTGTAATTTTCCACCATAAACCCAACGTAACTCCCAATCGCATTTAAGTATCATATATCTAACAAAAGCATTCGCCTCATCACGTCCAACGATAATCCACCATTGAGTACGATTTTTAGTTGGCTGAGTAAATGGATTTATTAACTCTTCATCATTAAGATTAATTTCTGGAGAAGTATCGTCAGGAACAATTACATAGCTACCAATAGGGTAGTGCGTCTTTGGACGAAACTGAAGATAGTAATCAACAGGGTCTTTAGAAATAGACGGTGCAGAATGGGTCTGATATTTAGCATCTTCCCACTTCCAACCATCCGGTGTTAAGATATATACTCTCTTATAATTCGGGTCTTGTGTAAATGTAGAGTTCATAAGAACGTCAGATTGATTCTTTTTTACCTGCCCCAATATTTGACCATGAGACGTTAAATAATTTTTGTATTGACTAATATTCATAAACTCAACCTCCAATCTTATCAATCAGAGAGTGAGCGTCGAACAATAATTTCCGATATGTTCTGAAATTAAAATCTTCCCTTCTAGTTTCCAATAAAGCAGCCTCAAGTACGCTCATCATTTCAACTATTTCAGTAGGATAGGAGAGCAGTTCGTTTAAACCATTAATTTTTAACATCAATCCTTCAAAATACTTTTCGTAGTCAACATCTGGAAACACGCCATTTTTTTCAGGATCTTTATACAGTAATAACCAGAACACATCTTTATGTAACTTGGTTTTATAATTTTCTACTTGTCCGTCAGTAAAATATCCATATAAGTGTTCCATGGTTATTCACCATCCAAATATGAATTCCAAATATAGCCTCGATCAGCTACCGTGCGTCTCTGTTGTTTCTTGAAATCATTTAATAATGCACGAAGTTCAGATAAGTGCTGAGATTGGCTAAAGAATTTTTCATCTTTACTTCCAAAAAACTGATTGATATTTGTGATACTGTTAATCTTAGGTTTTAACCAGTTAATAGCCATCCCCAAGGATAATACCTCAATAACAAACTCTTTATCAGATTCTTCATCAACAATATACTTCATCTCATAACTTAATTCTGCGATTTTATCATCAAAAACAACAGTTTTAAATAACTTCCGGACATAAGGTGTCATTGTAGCTGAATGAAGCCAGTTACATAAAAACTCATTCAGCGTCTCTTCAGACAAATCAATAAAATCATAAGCCTCTATCTTAGTAAAAAGGCTTGAATAAATATCACTATAATTTAAAGAGGCCATAATTTACCTCCTATTTTTTACAACAATTCAGTCATTGACATGAGCTGAGTGTCAAAAATTTCATCAAGAATCTTAATCTTTGTAACGCTATCAAGAGTTCCATTTGCAATCATAGTTGCAGCCATACTCTTAATGGAATCCTTCGCGCCTTCAGGCAAACTTAAAATAGTCTGCTTCATGCTCTGTGGATCAAGTGCAAGAACATCCTGAATATCGCTGAATGTATACATTGTTTCATACTTTGTTCTCACTGCTGGATTCTGGTTTAAGAATTCCTCGTTATCAATTATAAAACGTGGTTTAAATACGAACCCGCTATTTCCACGAGTAGCATAGATTAAATCCTGATATTCAACATCTTGGTCGTCACCTCTATCAGCCCACTTATAAACAGTCTTTGTTTTTTCGCCAACCATAATTAATTCGCCAGATGTAATGGATACACATCTGATAACATCATCTGATGCAAATTTACGTGGCGCAACAGTTTCCTCTATAACCGGAACTTCTACAACCGGAGTCTGAGTAGTAGGTGGAGTATCAACCACCTTTTTTGTAGTTGTATTCTTAGACATATTCTTTGCCATTATATATTTCTCCTTTTAATCAACACGGGGCAGATTTCTCCGCCCCGATTATTTTAGTTATTTTTAAAATTAAGCTTCGAAAGTAAAGCAACCGAAGAACTGGCCAATCTGAGTAGCAATACCCATTTCTCTATGTACTTCATAGCTCTGGAAGTCGTCTGCATAAGCACCCTTCTCATTAACTTCACGGATTTCAGTTTCACCTACGTCTACGAACTTAACGAACTTTTCAGCAGTTCTAGGCATAATGAGCACCTTATCAGAAGCAACAAGCTTAGTACCTGTGTTACCAACTGCAAATCTCTGTGGGATTTCGATAAGAGTAGTAGTTTCATAATTACCTAATCTACCAAGAGTGTTGATCTGTCTCTTCTGATCTTCAGATGCCCAGTCAACATCTGCAAGAGCATTAAGCTTCTTAAGAGCAACCTTAGTACCCATAATTACAACCTCTGCACCATTAGCAGCAGAAACATCTTCAAGTAATGTATCAAATACATCCTTGGTTAAGCTACCAGTCTTATTGAACTGGCTGTTTGCAGGTAACTTATCAGCAGCATGAATTACTTCATCATACATCATAGCCTGAGTCTTGGTAATAAAAGCTTCAGCAATCTTGTCTGTTAACTTTGTAAAGTCAAGTCTACCAGTTGTTACCATATCAATATCAGCACCAACCTTAACAGCGAACTTGGAAGTCTGAACTCTATAGGATTCACCTTCACCAAGTGTCTGCATTGTTAAGTCATGATGATCACCGGCAACACGAGCAACTTCAAGATATACTTTTTCGTCTGTCCAGAACTCATTCTCATCACCAAGTGCGAGATTCTTCATTTCAACGAACTCATTGAACCATTCAGATTCCTTGAATCCCTCCTGGATCTTAAATTCGATCTCTTCCTCGATTACTTCGAAAAGCTCGGTGTGATGCTTTTCATATGCTCTACGTCTAGCCTTCTTAGACTTAGCTGTTTCCTCTGTTAATTCAAGGATTTCGAAAATTACCTTCTGAACTGCCTTGTTAGCTTCAGCCTTAGAAATTCTCTTCTTATTGCCATCCTCGTCATATTCATAAATTTCATTGCCACGATTTAAATCGTATGTTAACTTCTTAAACGCATCATACTTGCCTTCTTCAGCAAATACTGTTCTTAAATGATTTGTAGAAAATGTCATCATAATTCTTTATTCCTCCTTTCTCAATAATTAAGCACCAATTACCATCTTCTTGTTAGAAACAGAAGAGATAGTTGCGCCAACTGCTGGTGTTCCACTGAAAGCTTCCTTGGATACTTCGAAACGGTCATACTTATGTAAGCCATAGCAACGTACAACTTCGCCAGCCTTGTTATAAAAGTTACTAATCTTCTTAAAATTGTTGCTGTACTCTTCAGCAATGAGTGGCTTCTCATAAACGAGAACTGCGTCACCTGGATCTGTTACCATTACTAAATAGTTACCGTTTGTCATCTGCTGAACAATCTTACCTTCAAAAGAAGTTACCGCAGCCTCTTTAAAGAGGTCTAAAGATAAATAATCACCAACTGCTACTAAACTGCCGTTGTCTGTGTCGCCGTTAAGCTGAATAGAGAACATATGCTCTCCGTAATTCTGTGCAAGTACGTTTGCTGGATTGCAAACTGCATGCTTTGCAATTTCAAAATGAATAGCCATAATTACATTTCTCCTTTCAAAAATTTCATAAAAATAACACCCTATAAATTGGGTGTTTGGTTAGTTTTGTTATTTAATTAAAATCATTCGATTTAATTACTTAGAAAATAATGAACCATAACGGTTCTGTTTCTTTGTCTGAATAGGTAATTTTGTCATACCTACAGACTTTTTCTCCGGATTTCCAGAGAAGCTGAGATTGCCACCTTTCGCATATGCGAGTAAGATTTCGTCAGCCTTTACAGTTACTTCTTCAACGGATAAGTCAAAATGATTATCTCTTAATTCTGCAAATTCCTTGGTTTCAGCAATCTTTACATAAGAGTCGGAATTAATAATTTCCATCTTTGCTGGCTCCGCTTCATACTTCGCAAGTGTCTCCGAGATAGCAGTGTAATTGCTTCTCATGTCATCAATTGCCTTTTCTTCATCCGCAGTCAGCCAACAACTCTTAACCGGAACTCTGTCGCCAGTGAGAGAGTAGACATCCTTACGTTTCTTATAAGACTGTCTATATGCTCTGCCAGTCCAGTAATCAATCATTACCAAATGGTCTTCATAAATAGTAGTTGCATACCAACAACCATCCTGTTCGCCATATGTATCATTTACTAATGAATTCAAAGCGAACTGAATATCATCTAAACTTACTGCAAAATTCTTACCATTTACGGAATAAGTAATTGAATTTTCTACAGCCGTTTCTTCAACAGTTTCTTCAGAAAATTCCTCTGTAGTTTCTTCAACCACTTCTTCAGGAGTATCTTCAACAGTATCTTCAACAATAGTCTCAGTTACTTCCTCTTCAGTGGTTTCTGTTACTTCCTCGGTTACTTCTTCTGGAATTTCTTCCATTACTTCAATAACTTCTTCAACAACTTCATTGATTTCCACTGTATCTTTTCCTCCTTCCTTAATAGTTTCATTGGCATTTGCCATTATATAATTATCAAGAGACTCTTTTAGTTCTTGGATAATTGCAAATAATTGTTTCTGACGATTATTATCATCAATACTAAATACCTGTGCGTGCGCCTTCGCCATTCCCGGTGTAACATCAGCTCCAAGTAAGGTTAAACCACAAGCTTGCATTTCTCCGACATCAAGACATTTATCAGAAGAAGAGTATGCTAAATCATTACAAGCAATCTCCATTGAAACATCCGTCTTTCCGCCACGACTTTCTAAAACATCACAAGCGTAATTACCATACTCACGATAAAGTAATGCATCAACCCATACATAATATTCTTTTGCATCTTCGTCATAAATTAATTCAAAGTTATTTGTCTCTGGAACTAGCCCGACAACCTTTTCATCGTAAATCATTCTTTGAGCATCTTCGTTAAATAAATCATCCTCAATATGCATAGAATGTCCACGATAATCAATAACTTGTTTGCCATTTTTGTCAGTAAACATTTGCACATCTGCAAGAATTGGAATATTTGCAAACGAATTTTTCGCTTTAAGAATGCAATCCTTAGAAAAGCGAGAATTATTACGATTGATTCCTGTGTGCATCGCTGCTACACGGACACGCATAAAACGCTCATCATTAAATTCTTCATCTTTTTTAAATAAAGAAGTGGTTTGTATAATTTGTTTTGACAAATTAATATCTCCCATTGTTCCTCCTTTCTACTAAAAATATGTAATAAAAAGACATATTGCTATGTCTAAAATAGTATATTTACACTGCCTTTTTTGCCCTTATACCGCTTTCACCAAGCAAGTTATCTATTGCATATTTGTCAAAATCATCGAATTCATATCTCCATATAAATCCATAAGCAGTTTGCAATTTACCCTTACAACAAGCAGTAATACTAGTTATACTTGCCAAAGGATATATTGCTTTTAAATCTTCAGCAGCCTCTTTTTGCGTAATATATGTATTGATAAGATCCCCATTGAAATTATATTTTTTTACTTTTGGATGCAAATGTGTATATTTAATTATATCTTCCTCTGTAATACCCTGTGATTTATATCTAAATATATTTCGATCACAACTAAAAACTCTTTCATTACAACAAGCACAAATGCGAGTTGAGGATATTCCTGTGTCTATTTCAGCGTCTACAATGGAATCATATTCATAATATGCACCTCTAATTGTGTCATATCTTACAATAGGAATTCGTTTTGTATCATTTAAAACACCACCAGTAGAAACATTATATCCATTAGGACTTTTGGAGTTGTATAAAACTATATTATATACTTCTCTTTCATTTAACCTACGAACAAGCTCATCTTTAGAATCACATTTAATACATTCTATTTCGCAAATATGAAAGTTTTCTCTTCCATATTTCCTAATCGCTGCATGTAAAGCCATATTATCATCTCTATTAAATGCATCACTTATATGCTTTGAGAACCGTTCCGCTATAAACCTTCGCGTCTGTCCGATATAAATCTTATCATTCACATCATTATAGATCTTGTATATAAACCCTTCATACATACCGGTTTCTTTATTGTAACTCATTATTATTTTCTCCTCCTTTGTAAAAACAAAAGAGGAAAGGCTTACTGCTGTCTCACGACATGTGCTTTCCTCCAATCAAAAAGACCTGGCATTTTGCCAAGTCTTAATGGATAGAAGAGTGGTGGGTAATTATCCCATAAGTCTCTCTTGTCGGTGTTAGGAACATACCCTAACATGAGTTACCGACTATACAATAATAGAGTGAGTCAACTCAATAACTCACTCTACATATGTAAAATATTTGTATAAACATAATCATATTTTGATGCATCAAAATTTAATCTCTTTCCATCATTAATAAAACAATACAAACCATCAATAGGTTCACCAATTTCTGTAAAACCAAATAAACGTAATTGGTTTACCATTTGTAGGTCAGATGTTTTTATAAATTTCATGTTGGATTTTTCACAATCCATTTCTCATCACTCCTTATATTAAGAAAGAGAAGGAGATAAGTCCTTCTCTTCAAAATTATCCGTTGCTCTTATCTCTTTTCTCTTCGGACGATTCCCCACTTGTTGTCTGTACATCATCCTTTGGTCTGCCATCTTCTCCGGTTGGATTATCTGTACCAGCGGTAGTAAAAGAACTAGACAGTGGATATTTCATAATATCATGCAATCCCAATACCTGTTCTTCAAAGAATGCCATTGCAAGTGTTTCTTTTTCAGAAATTCCATTAAGAGTGTTATACGCAATTTTATTATTAAATCCATATTGACAAGACTCTAATAAATCTTTTTTAAAAGTATCTTTTGTATAAACACTTACTGGGAAGAATTCAACTCTGCTAGGATTTCCAAGTTGAAGAGATAAGAAACGATTCACCCATGCCTGGGTTTGCGGTAGAAGAGAAGATATTGCATATTCAGTGTTTACTATCTGTGCATATCTAAATGCTTCTGCGCCGGAAATAGTACTACCATTTAAAATCTCTGCACCGCCCGCCGTATTTAAAACAGTTTCTGTAGCCTTCGCAATTTTAGTAGTATCATTGGCCTTTTGTGTGTCAGTAAACGATACTGTCTCTAATTTTCCTGGCACAATAGCTGCCGAAATATAATCTGGTAGAGCCTCATTTATCATGCGATTAAAATACTCAATCATAATGGACGGGTCTACTTTCCATTCATCAGGGGAATCTGCTCCAGATAAAGTCTCCATTTGTAACCAAATCATTTTATAAATTTCTTGCTCATTAGCTACTGCCTGAATAGACTCTAAATCACTTAAATTAATAAGTGCTTCAAAAATAGGAGTCATTGGTGGTAAAACAGTTTCCCAATCTTCACTTCTAAACTTCAAGCATAAACAGTTAATATCCGGAACAACAATCCATTTTTGACCAGAACTCTGATACTCTTTATACATAGCATCCAAAGGGTCTGGCATATATTCTAAAAGTTCTTGATGAGATCTAAAATAAGAACAGTCAATAGCAAAACTATAATCACCAGTAGAATACTTTCCGGCTATTTTTGCATAATCGGATGGAACTTGCCAAATAAAAATACCTGTATCATCATAGATAACAACACCATAAAACACATCTTGAATAAAACAATTTAAATATGCATTGCGCATCTCTTGTTGTAAATTCATTTTTTCTAACACGTTAAGGGTATCATTATATGACTTTAACATCTTCGTAGCATCGCCACCTTTAACCAAATCGTATGGTGGAATTACTCGTCTAGCATATAAACAAAACATATCTGCGTAAAAATTCATTAATCTAGCATATGTTTGAGATCTGTAGTATAAATACCATGAAAGACTTCTAAGATTTTTCTCATTAGATCCTAAATTAGAAATATAGGAACGCAACGTTTCCCGATTAAACGTACTAATACTTTTTGTTGCAGTCTTAGTGACATCTTTTAATGGTTTTGCTGCACTTTCTGTCATGGCAAAAGTCTTAATTGCATCTTTATTCTTCTCATAAAATTCCCTAACTTCAACCGCAGTAGGTTGTTTCTTTACGTTAGAAGGTGTCGTAGTAGTCACCTCTGTCTTTTCCATTTTTCGTGCCATTCGGACACCTCCTTTATATTAATTAACCCACCGGGTTGCGCATTGTTAAGAGGCGTGGTGGGTTCTGTTTATTTAATCATTAAATGAAGATAATCGTCTCGCCGGACGAATTGTAAGCTGAGAGACGAGATTCCCAAAATCTTGTTTTGGTTTTAATTTTAATGCTAGTTGTTGAGTAACATAATAATTATATTCAAGAGATGAAAATCTATCCTTTCTCATTCCTGCTCGTTCTTTTAACTTAACACGATTATTAACAATTTCATGTTCAAGATTAATCATTTCATTAATTAACAAACTTGTTTGCACATATGGCAATTTTAATCTTGCCTGCTCACTTGCAGACATTTTAGAATACCCGCTTGTTTTCTTAATGCTATCTTCAATGTCAAATTCAGAAGCAAGAAAGTTTATATTGCCATTCTTAATACCTGCTCTCAAAAGAGTAGCGGCAGAAGAGTTAAATTCTGCATTAGCCTTAACAGTCCAAACAACCTTGTTGGCATTTTTTGCGGTACAACGGCTTGCCATATTATCATCATTACAGCTACACATAGCAGTATAAGTTTCACCGGTAGTCGTATCATATTGCTCTTTGGTGATAAAATCATAAACACCTAAACCATTACCTTGACAGTCTA